GGGCGCCGGGCTCATTGGACCGCTATTTCGAGGTGGCAAGTCCGCGGGTGTAGCTCAATGGTAGAGCAACAGCCTTCCAAGCTGATGACGAGGGTTCGATTCCCTCTACCCGCTCCAAACCTTTCAGTAACTTACACGGTACTGCATAGCTCCATTCGGAAACGCCGGGCTGCTGCATTCGGAAAATCATTCACGGGTTGTTCGACTTTCGGCGTCCGCGCACCCGTGCCTGGTCGGCCTGGCGTACCTGTTCCAGGTCGACCGGATTGTAGGTTTTGAACAGGAAGGCCGAGCGGTCGATCGAGTTGCCGAACTTCTGGGAGACGACCCTCGAGTCCGCGCCGCCGCGGAATGCCTCGGTGGTGGCCGAGCGGCGCATGTCGCGCAGCTGGCGACGGTCCTCCGGGTCGACCAGGGTCCGGACATCGGCGAAGTCGTGCGACAAAGCCGTGTCGCGGTAGGGCTGGTTCCTGCGGGTCCGAAACAGGAAGGCTTCGCCCGTCATCTCGACGCCGAGGTCCTTCAGGTAGCGCCGCACCATGGCGTCGCCGAGCCGCGAGAGTGTGCCGATCACCGCGACGCCGGTCTTGCCGCGGCCCTCGGCCGAGCGGTCGATGATGAGCCTGCCGTTCGCCGGGTCGGTGCCGAGGTGCTTGGCGCGGGCCGTCCTCGCATCGCCCGGCTGAAAGCCGGTGTCCCAGCACGTGACGATGATGCAGGCGAGTCCGCGATAGCCGCGGCGCCAGGCCGTCTTGGCGAGGTGCAGCGCGCCGGCGAACTCGTGACGCACGTTACGTGGCGCGGGTGCCGTGTTGGTGACCTTCCTCGAAGGATCGGTGAGCTGGGTGTAGCGGAGCGCCTGCAGCACGCCCCACAGCGATCGCCACACTTTCATGGCCTTGTGGGCGGCATCGATGCCGAATTCGGCCGCCACGGCCTCGCGCCACTCCGACATCTGCCTCATTGTGACGGTGTCGGGCCGGACATCCCCGAAGACGGGCTCGATGCGTTTCTCCCAGGCCGGCCACCAGATCTTGGTCCGGTTCGACAGGGCGAGCGCCTCCCATTCGACCGTGCGGATCCATTCCTGCCAGGCGGCGCCGATGGAACCGCGCGGATAGCGCCTGGCATGGCTCACGGCTTCCTTCGTTCGAGGGCTGACGGCGGGCGAGGACGGCGCCGGCGCTGCCCCGTCACGCACCGAGATCCAGGCCTCGTAGAGCCGCCACGCTTCCCGCCGTGCGCCTTCATCGTCGCGGCCGAGCGGCCTCGGCTGGAAGCCCTCTTCGACCATGCGGCCGCGCGGCTCGAAAAAGCGCTTGCCGCCCCGTACGCTGGTATAGGGGATCTTCACGATCCTACCGCCTTGTCCCACGGAGGTTCCCCAGCCGAGCATGGAAATCGAGTCCAGCATCCTGCGGTTTAGGGTCGGTGGCGAGTCCCGATCGGCGGTCCATCCAGGCCTCGACGGCCTTGAGATCGTAATTGCCGGTGTCCGGATCGGGCGCCGGGAAGGCGCGAAGCCGCAGCCGGGGCAGGGTGGCCTCGAACTCGGTCAGCGTCATGCCCAGCAGCCGCGCGGCTTTCACCGGCGGCACGTCCCGCGGGTCGACGCGAAACCGGACGGAGCCGCCCTGCATCACGCGCGCCCTCCTTTGAAGCGGGCAGGGCGGTTCATGAGTCGACCGCCTCGCACACGGGCGGGTTGGCGAGTTCGCCCAACACATCGACGTGGCAGGGCGCACAGGCGCCGCACTGTACGTCGAGCGGCTTGCCGGCCGCATGCGCGGGGCAGAGACGGCACCAGCCGGCGAGGTTGCAGCCGTGCAGGTTCTTGATCACCAGGCGGAGCGGTGACAGTTCCGAACGCGCCCATCGCCGAAAGCGCAGGACCGCATAGCGCCGAGCGACCCGCTCCGAGCTGCAGAAATGCCTCCTTGTATGGGCCAGCCAGTCAGGATCGAGCACGCACCATCCGTTGAGGCGGTCGTGGGTGATGCGCCACGGATTGCCGGCCTTCGTGCTTCGGTCGACAATGACGGCCGGCAGACCGTTGACCGCGCGGCTGTGGGCTTGCAGATCGAACCCTCTGCGGCGCGCGCGTTGCAGGCGAACTGGCTCTATCACGCGCGCCCTCCTTCCGACTTTAAGAGGCCGCACGCGCGTCGGAAGGCGGCCGTGTAGCGGAACGTGTGATGGCTTTGCTCGACGAGGCCTGCGGTGCGCAGCTGTTTCGCGGCACGCAGGAAGCCGCCTCCGCTCGCCACATAGCCGGTCATGCCGGCGAGGCCTGTGCGGGAAACGCTTCCACCTGCCTTGCTGACCGCGTGCAGCAGCTTTGCGGGGCCGGTGCCGAGCCGGCGGGACCATTGGTCGACGAGGGCGGCTTCGCTCGGAATCGACTTCGGGGACGTCACTTGGCGCAAGACGACGCCTGCGCCCGACTCGGTGACAAGGCCGCGTCCGATCAGGGCTTTCTTGGCCCGCAGGAAGCCGCCCCCGCTGGCGACGTAGCCGGCCCGGATGGCGACGGCCGCCCAGGGAACCGGTGCGGGATCGTTCGCCTCGAGTGCCGCGACGAGCCGAGCCTCGCCCGCCGTGAGGGGGCCGGGAGCGGTCCGACCAGCCGGTGTCGCGTCCGGCGCCTCCGCCGGCGAAAGCTCCCCGCCACCGGCGTCCGCCGAACGTCCGGGGGCAAACATTGCAGCGATCCCGTCGTCGTCGACCTCGTCAAAGGCCCACGGGTTCGCGGCGAGATCCCCGAGTACATCCGCCACGCGAGCGAGCTTGGCCCGGACGGCGCGTCGCTCCTCGGCCTTGCGGTCGGCATAGCCTTCCCCGTAGCCGCGCTCGTAGCCGTGCTCCTCGGCAGCTGCGACGGCACCATCGGGCGCCGCGCGTCCGGCTCGCGCGCCAGATCCCTCGGTCGCGTCGGCTCCCAGCACCTCCCGCAGCGCCGCCACGTCGACGTCCTTGCGCAGCGCGATAGCCGGGCGTGCCACGCCGGCCTTGGGGGTCGCGCTCGTGTCGAGCGTCCGGATCGGCGGGAAGACGACGCGCTCGAGGAGGTCGAGATCCGGCGCCCAGACCCAGCCCTCGCCGACCTTTAGCGACGCCAAGCTGTCGACCACTTCCTTGGCCTTGTCGCGGTCGGCGTTGCCCTCCACCCATGCCTTGATGGCGTCGCGGTCCTGCGGGCTGGTGATGCCGAGCGCCACCAGCGTGGAGAGCTGGGTCAGCACGTCCTTGTTGAGCTTGGCCGGCCGCTGCGTCAGCGAAATCAGCCGGAACCCGAACTGGCGGCCGCGGCGGGCGATGCGGTCGACCTCGCCGAGCAGCCGCGCGTTGTCGGCCATGGGCTGCTGCGGCGCGAACACGTCGGCCTCCTCGAGCACCAGCGTCAGCGGCTCACGGTTGTGCGTGTAGAGTTCCTCAAGGAAAGGCGTCACGAAGCGGATCATCTCGGCCTTGCGCATGGCCCCGAGGTCGAGCACCGCCGATTGCGCGGCCGTGGCGAGATAGCGGCCGAGCGAAGCCCCGTCAGCATCCGACAGAGGCAGGTCGCCTTGCGGGCCGCCGAGCACGGCAATCGGGTAGCCGTGCGGGCCGGCCTTGAGGCCCCACCAGGTGCTGTTCGGGTCGAGCACGATGACGCGCCGGCCCAGGTCGAGCAGGCGCTCGACGCAGCCCTTGGCCGTATAGGTCTTACCGCGCCCCTTCTTGCCCAGGATGGCGATATCGGCGTCGAGCGCCGCGTCGGGGATGGGGTGAGACCCACCGGCCCCAATCGGGTCGCCGGTGGTACTGCCACGGCTCACGCGTGCCCTCCCTCGGTGCGGGCGACCGCGCAGGCTAGGCAGAGTCTAGGCGGGCGCTTCGGCGCGTGCGGCCGGAACACGACGGGCTCGGCGCAGTCGTGGCACGTGCCGAGGAGGTTGTCCGTCAAAGTGCCCTGATCGTCGCGGGCGCGGGCGCAGACCACGAACTCGGCCTTCTCGGCTTCCTCGTTGCTGACGAGGGTCACGCCCATCCACGCGCGGTCAGCCATGGGCGCAGCTCCCGTCCGTCGATTCGGGGACCGGCACGGCCACGCGCCGGTCCAGCGCGGAGCGCCCGGGCGGCGGGTCGCCGCAATTCCCGGCGGTGACGTCGACCGGCACGCTCGGCCGCACCTTCACGCGGCTGCCCGGCGCCGGCGGCTTGAGCAGGCGCAGCACGCCGCAGAGCACCCGCAGCAGCCGCGCATCCCAGTCCGTCCCCGACATGCACTGGGCGACCCGCAGCGCGTCGGCTTCCCCTCCGCCCGCGAGTCCGGCGAGGCGCAGCGCCTCCTCGGGCGACAGGGTCGGATGCAGCACCAGCAGGGCCTCCACGGTGTGGGACCACAATGCCAGCGAGGCGGCGGCGCGGCGCCGCGGGGCGAAGAGATCCTGCGCCAAGGTGTCGGCCGCCACAGCCATCACGGCGGCCACCGCCTCGGCCGTCAGCGCGTGGGCGGAGGAGGCTCGGGTCCCGGGGCTGCACGGCAGACCAGGGGAGCCCCCGCAAGGCCCCGGCCGGCGAGGCAGGCTGGGGAAGCCTCCGCAGGGGTCGCGAGGCATCATGAGGCGAGCCTGCCGCCGGCCCGGTCGAACCGGACCTCGCCACCATGGCGCGGAGCTAGCGCAGCAGGGTCGTTCACGCGACCCGCCGTGGGTGCCAGAGACCGGCCGACGCCACGCGGGCGTGATCGACGCAGTAGGGCTTCCCGTCGCGCGCGGGCGCGCCGCAGAAGTGGAAGCTCGCCTGGTGCGGGTGCCCGCCGAGCGGCCAGCGGCACTTCCCTTGCTCCGAGGCCGCGACCGCGGCAGCGGCGCCGGCGAGGCCTTTCAGGACGGTGCCCGGCAGCCTCGGTCGCGAAGCCTCCGGAACCGCGACCGGCAACGGCACTGGCGGCGGGGGCAACACGACCGGTGCCGGCTCCACACCGGCGGGCGCCGCCAGATCACCGGCCGCGCAGGCACGCCAGCGCTTGGGTCTGGCCCCGGGGATCTGCGCCACCGTATAGCCGTGCCGTTCGGCGAAGTCGCGCAGCTGGCGCATGCAGGCGTAGAACGACGTGGGCCAGGTGCGCGGCACCGGCCGGCCGGCGTGGATCCTGTCGCGGATCTCGTCGGCGCTGGCGCCGCACTCGCCGGCATCGAGCAGTGCGCGCCACACCGCGCCGGTGCGGCCCGTGACGACGGCCGTGCGCAAATCCAAGGCGGTCGGCGTGGCGTCACCGGCCGGTTCGGGCATCGGCTTCGGGGCGTGCCGGCGCCAGATGCCAATGATGGCGTTGCAGGTCAGGCCGTGTTCGGCCGCCAGGGTCGAGCAGGACTTCCGGCCCTTGGCCGCGACGACCGCGGCGACCAGCTTGGCGCTATGCGTCATCCCGGCCTTCCTTGGTGCAGGCCGTGCACAGGTCGTCGCGCGCCCAGCTGCATCCTTCCGGGCAGGCGTCGTTCTCGGAACAGCCGCAACACTCGCAGACCATACCGAGCAGGGTCGGAATACGCGGGGCACCGTCGGCGCCCTCCAGCGCCTCCCTGGGGACGGCGTCGACGAAGATCTCCTGGATGGCGTTCCGGCAGGCATCGCCCGCCGCCATGCCGACGCGCTCGCGGCAGATCATGAGATCGCCGCCCTCCTGGTAGCCACGGTCTTGGACGGCCTCGGCCGCCATCCACTCGAGCGCCGCGGCGCCGATGGTGGCCTTGTCCTCCTCAGACAGTCCGGCCCAATGGGCTACGCCGGCGAAACGGTCGGTGACGTTGAGCTTCTGCATCGCGCCATCCCTCAACCGCGATCGGCATCGCGGCGGTACCGCTCGAGCGAGATCGGGGCCGTCGGCTGTGCTATGTCGCCCGGTTCGGCCGCCTTGTCGGTTACTAAGGGTCGCCCCCGGTCGCGCCAGAACACCGCGAGCCCCAGCAGCACCGCCATGGCGATCGGCGCCCCGGTGGCGAACCAGGCCCAGCCGACGTCCGTGATCAGGGCGTCCCCTGCGGCGCGCGCAGGCGGGCAGAGGACGCAGTAGAGGGCGGTCCACCCCGCCACCATCACGCCCAGCGCGACGACGTCGGCCGCCTTGTCGAGCGTGTCGCGGAAGGCGGCGCGCCGCTCCGCTCTCGCGAGGGTGGGCGCGGCGGCGGCACAGGGCTCGGGGGAGATGGACAGGGCTGACGTCATGGTGCGGCGGGCCTCGGGGTGATCCAATCGGGATGCAGGTTGAGCGACCCCGCCCATGTCGCCGCAGATGGCGCGGCGGCCGGGGCTGGCGGGGCCTCCGCAGGGAGCGAGGATGTGGGCGGAGGTGGACCGGGCGGAGCAAAGCCGGGGGCCGCCCCGGCGGCCGGGACGGCCGCGCTCCCGGCCGCGGCCTGCGGAACGGCCCATGCCGGGTTGCTTTGCTCCGCGCGCAACGACGTCGGCGGCAGCGGCCGGTCGTGGACGTAGACGGTCCGCGTCACCACCCTGATCCGGATCGGACCGAGGGGGCGGGCGGCGGCCAGGCGCGGAACCATGATGGTGCGACCGCGAAGCGCCGAGGACCGGTAGGGGTGGCCCTGGCAGACGCCGAGGCTCGGCCGGAAATAACGGCCGAGCCGGCAGGGAAAGCCGTGGCTGGCTTCGGCCGGCTGCGCCGGGCACAAGCAGGCGGCGAGAAACGCGGCGGCCAGGAGGGTGCCGATCTCACGCATCGGCACGGCTCCCGTAATAGGCCGCGACCACGTCGGCGAGACCGGCAAATTCCTTCGGCAGCGCGCGGTCGATCAAGCGAAGCGCCTCGGGAATTCGGCGCATGACGAGGGCGTGCCGGAGGTCGTCGAGGCTGCACAGATCGACCATCAGCCCGCGGGCCAGCGCCTCCGCGGCGATGTCGGCGTCACGGAACTCGTCGAGGCTCACCTCAACCGTGACGGTTTCCGAAAAACTCCGCGTGCGGCGCGGCTGCGGGGCCGATGACGTGAGGCTCATGACGCCACCGCGCGGCGGCGGAGCCGCTCGCGGCGCAGCGCTTCCCGGTCGGCCGGTGCCGAGACGCGACCGAGGCCGGCGCGGAAAAAGGCGGCGCGGCGGGCGCTGGGCTCCTCAAGGGTAAAGGGGCCGAGCTCGCGCAGCGCCGCCGCTGTGGCGACGCAGCGGACCTCGTCGGCGAGTGAGGAGACCCAGAACGCGACAGGCTCGTCCAGACGGCGGCCCACCGGCGCCGCGATGAAGCTCGCCGGAGACAGCGCCATCATCACGCTTCGCCGTCGGCGGAGAGGGGCCAGCGCTCGTAGCGGTAGCTCTCCTGCCACCAAGGGCCGACCGATCCAGTGCGTGTGATGGCCGCCACCCGCATGTCGAAGCGGGCACCCTGCAGAGAGCTGGTCTCGCTGACCGCGACCATGACGGGCGCCATGCGCGGCACCACTTCGAGCACGATATGCGGGAGCCCAGCGTCGGCGATGCTGGAGCCCTGGCGCGGAGTCACGAGGTCGCCGGCCACGAAGGGGCACGGTGCCCGATAGAGGTCGAGGACCTCGCGGAGCCGCATGACCTGCGCCTCGGGCAGGCCGCGCTTGTCGGCCGAGGCCACCGCTGCCGCGAAAGCGGCTAACGACGAGGGAAAGGGTTCGTCCATGGGCGGGCTCCATCGGCGGCGAGGCCGGGCAGCGAGGGCCGCTGCATGTGGAGTAGGTTTCCATGACGGACACGATCACGTCAAGCGTTTTGTTTCTGTGACGGACACGATTTCATTGATCTACTGCGTGCGCGTGTGCCTGAAGCGATCAGTCGGTGGCGGCCGGGAGGTGATCAGTCGGTGGCGGTCGGGGACGCGATCAACAATCGGTCGTGCGGTTGCGACGAGGTCGGCGGGATGACAGGCCCACCGGCATTCACAGCCCGTCGTCGGGATCACCGGCAGTCGGCGGCTCCTCACGCGGTAGGAGATGCAGCGAACCCTGTGCGGTATCTGGCGACGGTTCGAGTCCCGCGATGCCGACCGTGTCGATGTTGAACAGCTTGGCAAACGCCGCTAAGCCCTTATCGTCCGAGTAGATGAGCGAAGCGCGTTCCACCTTTGCAATGGCCACGATCTGCTGATCAAACTTCACCTTGGCGCGGCTGTCCGCGCCGGCTGCTCTGATCCGCCCCTGCCTGCGGATTGTCATGCGCTGCATTTCGGCCAGCTCGACAGCCGCCAGAAGCGAGAACGGAGCAATCACGACACCCCGGATCCTTTGGATCTGTCCGACGTACTCCTGCACAAGCCCCGAGCGTACCCTCACCAGGAACTCGCTTATGGCAGGTGTAGGCACAACGATCCGATTGCCCTTCGTTTTCCCGTAAGTGTTGATGAAGTGCTGGATGCGGTCCCGGCAGTGCTCAATCGGCTGCCTTGTCACTCTGTCCACCGGCGGGGAGGCGGCGTCGTCGAACAGCATGATAAGCATGGACGTGTCGACTACGACCGTCATCAACGTGCCCGCTGGTCGCCGTGCCGAGCATCCAACGCGGCGGACACGGGGTCTGGCTCGGAACCCCAAGTGCTGCCGCGAAGCTCTCGGATTTCGCGGACGGCGTCCGCCAAGGGGCGATCCTCGAGGACCTCGAAAGAAGACACCTTGAACCGGTCTAGGCTCCAAAGACCGTCCTCGGAGCGCCGCCAAGTCCCCATCCCGAGCAGCCGGATCGTGGGGCCGAAAATCAGTGGCCCAAGGCGCCGCCCCATCTCACGGTCGGTGTCGATCGCCGAAAGGACCGCGTCTCCCGTCTGCAGGCTGAGATGGACGGTCTCGTCACGGCCGCCAATGCGGATGATCTCGCCATCCAGGATGCCCTGCTCTCTGATGCCGACGTATTCGACAGGCCGCGGCCGATCTCTGCCGGGAAATCTGACCACGACACCTTGCTCGATCCCCCGCACCAGCCCAACGGCGTTGTCGGTGGCGAGCATGGCGTCGAGCTTTTCGTACGCGGACCGAGCGTCGGCGGGTGCCTGGCCGGTTCTGATGCCGCGCAATCGTTCCACGACTTTCGGCTTCGCAGTGTCGGCCACCCGCGACACCAGGATCGCGCTCCCCTTGCGAAGCCGCTGAAAATGAACGCTGTTCGACTCGCCGTACAGGCGGGCCGCCTCTATCATGTACTCTCCCAGCCGCTGCTGTGGCAGCGTCTCGGGTGTCCAGACATCGATCTTGAACTCCAGGTCCTTCGCCATGCTGTGGTTCCCAGAACCCTGATGGCCTGAGACTATCACAGCGCCGACTCACGGGCCATCCGACCGCTTCTCGCGCCTGCTCACCGCCGGCGCACCTTGGTCGCTGCATCCGGCGCGCTCACCCTTCCGTGCCCTTGAGGTTGCGCATAAACTCGACGGCGCGGCTGCGGTCCTCGGGCCGCAGGCTGTCGAGCAGTGCCCAGGGCGTCTCGCCGTCGAGCGGGTTGCGGTAGAGCAGGTCGGCCGGCTCGCAGCGGAGCGCTTCGGCCCAGGCGTAGAGACTCGACTGGTTGAAGAGAACGTGTCCGTTTTCCAGCTTGGACACCGAACTTTTCGTGGTGTCGAGGAGGTCGGCCAACTGTTCCTGCGTGAGCGCGCGAAACTCCCGCCACTCCCGAAAGAACGTCTTGCGCGGCCGAGCCGACCTTTGACCGATCCTGACCACCATGTCGGGATCTTAGCTTCGGGACAGCCGTCGAGCGTTATCTGGCTCGGAAACTTTCGCTTGCCAAACGAGTATCTGTGACAGACACTGGTTGACGTGATGAACAACTCGATTCGCATCTACCGCGCAAAGCACGGCATGACCTTGAGCGCCTTCGCCGCGATGGTGGGGGTCCAGAAGGCGGCCGTTTACAAGTGGCAGCGGGGTATCGGCCCCTCGATCGACCTCGCGAGAACCATCGAGGAGAAAACCGGGTGCGAAATCCGCAAGGAGGAGCTTCGCCCCGACATCTGGGAACCCACCCAGGAGGCCTCGCCATGACGAGCTCGCTAGTGCGTGATCTGGCCGGGGACGTCGGGTGTCTCGGGCGGCGCCGAGGCGCCGTTGCGGCGGGCGTCGAGCATGCGCTGCACCGCGGCGTGGGCCAGGGCCAGGGCCTCGGGCGTCATGACGACCCGGCCGACCGCCACGTGTTCGGTGCCTTGCGGGGCCTGCCCCAACTGCGGCTCTTCGACCAGCAACGTCAGGTGGACCATCCCGGCGATGACCTGGACGTCGACGGCGTCGCAAAACAGCGGCGTGTTCAGCGTCTTCTCGAACACTTCCATGGCCCCGGTCCCTGCCGGCGCGCCCGCTTGCAGTGTGACGGAAACGCGACGAACCCAGGGTTGGGTTCCAGCACGACACGGCGCTTTCGGTCAGCCGGCAGGCTTTTTCGCGCGAGGCCCGCATGATGGGGCGGCTCCTGTTCGACTGTCTCGACATCAACCTGATCGCGATGCTGCTCCTCGCCTTCCGAATCGCGCGGGCGGTGGCCCCCGTCCCGCGCGTGGGGCCGTCCGACGTCCGCCGCATCGCGTCGGACGGCCCTCGTTCTTCCGCCGGTCGCGCCACCGCCAGCAAGCTGCGCGCGATCCGGCCGACTCTCCTCCGCGAGACGCCATGAGCCTCGTCGCTGCCTTTCCCCGCGCCACCGCCGTCAGTCCCGGCTTCGATAACGAAGCACGGGGGACTGACGGGATGCGGACAAAGATCGCCCGAAAACGGGCAATCACAGGCGACGACGACATGGCCGCGGCGCGGCCGGCGGTGGCGCGCCTGCTGCGCTACGAGGAGGTCTTCGCGGGCTCGCGGATGCGGGCCTACGAGCGCGTGGGCGAGCTGATCGACGAGGGCGCGTCCTGGGTGCGGCGGCTCGTCGGCGGCAGCGAGCGCGTCACGGTGCGGCGCTGCACCTGGCTCAACATCGCGGCGGCCTATGCCACGCTGTGCGAGCGGATCGAGGCCGCGGCGGAACACGAGCGGGGGCTCGAAGCACTGCTGAGGAGCGAGACCGATGCGGCTCTGGACAGCGATCTCGGATTGGTGGCGGGCGCGGCGGCGCAGACGCGCGGCGGAGCATCGTCGTGAGCGCCCGGCGGCACGACCGCGCGACGGCCCTGGCGCCTAGCGGCGCGGGGCCTGAGACCCGGCTCGGGGAGCTGTTGCTCGGCTTGTTGGGGCGCGCCCTCGCGCTGCTGGTCCGGCCACTGCCGTGGTTCCTGGTCCCGCGCCCCGTCCGGCACCACCGGGCCATCGCGGCTGCGTGCGGCCCCGCCGACCGCCTGCGTGCCCTGCGCATCGCCTGGGGCGAGATCCGGGCGCGCTACCGCACGAAACACATGCCGGTGCCGGCATGACGGATCTCTTCGCCCCAATGCCGCCGGCGCCTCGCTCGACCGCCTCCTCGGCGGCCCTGCGGGCCTTCGATCCGCGCCACCACCGCTGCCACTGCGGCGCGTGGGGCAGCCGCTCGCCGAACCATTTCGCCGACAGGCCCGGGCAGTGGTTCTGCCGGGCGCATTATCCGGCCGAGCCGAACGAGGGGCGGCCGTGAACGCCCTCGCGATGCCGCTCCTCGCATCGATGGCGGCACAGGGCGGCCTGCCCGCCTACGAGGCGATGCGCCACGCCGTGGCTCGCTGCGCCACCATCGATGAGGCGGCGGAGATCCGGGACAAGGCCGCGGCGCTGGCCGCTTATGCGCGCCTGCGCGACGACGCCGAACTCGAAGTGTGGACGCAGGAGATCAAGCTCCGGGCCTGCAGGCGCATCGGCGAACTGGTCCGCGAGCTCGACAGCTTCGAGCGCACCAGGACCGATCTGCACGACAGTGCTGTCGTGCAGAAGACGGCGGCAATCGCGGACGCGCGGCTCAACCTCAGGACCGCGCAGCGCTACCAGGAGCTCGCCGGCCCCCGCGGGGACGATCTGCAGGCGGCCGGCTCGGCGGCGGCCGAGAGCTATTTCACGGACGCCCGCGCCGCGAAGATCCCGGCCACGCAGGCGGGCCTCAAGGCCGCCGTGACCACGGCCGTGCATGACGCCATGGGCCCGACCGAGATCCGCCGCGCCGCCAAGGATCTCGCGCGGGAGACCGCCTTCATCAAGGCGGCGCGGCGGGACGAGCGGGAGGTGCGCCTCGGCGAGGCGACGCGCGTCGCCGGCGCGCGGCTCGGGTCGCGGCTCTATGGCGTGCTCTACGCCGATCCGCCGTGGCGGCGGGACGTCTATTCGCGGCAGACCGGGTTGGATCGGGCGGCCGAGAACCACTACCCGACCATGCCGACCGAGGACATCTGCGCGCTCGCGGTGCCGGCCGCGCCGGACTGCGCGCTGTTCCTGTGGGCGACGGCCTCGAAGCTGCTCGACGCCCTGCTGGTCGTGGAGACCTGGGGCTTCGCCTACAAGACTCAGCTGATCTGGCGGAAGCCGCACCTGGGCACGGGCTACTGGGTCCGTGACATGCACGAGATCCTGCTGATCGGCACGCGCGGCGACGTGCCGGCGCCGACGCCCGGCACGCAGTTCCCCTCGGTGGTCGAGGCCCCGCGCGGCCGGCACAGCGAGAAGCCCGACGTCGTCGCCGAGATGATCGCCCGGATGTTCCCGACCGTGCCGAAGGCCGAGCTGTTCGCCCGGGCGCCGCGTCCCGGCTGGGACGTGTGGGGCAACGAGGCCGGGGACATCGCGGCGGGCGATTTCGCGGCGGATGGGAGTGCGGCCGCATGAACGCGAGGGTCGAGGACGTGATAACGGCCGAGCCGGTCGACGACGGCTGGGAGTGGATGATCGTCGAGGTGATGGGCCACCGCCGCCATGCCGGACGCTGCCGCGAGGAGGTGCGGTTCGGCGGGACGTTCCTGCGCATCGACGTGCCCAACAAGGGCGACCCCGACCAGCACGGCTGGACCAGCCACTATTACCCGCCGACGGCGCTGTTCGGCTTCGCGCCGGCCGAGCGGGACGTCTGTCTCGCGGCCAACAAGCCCTACGCGGGACCGTCGCGACTCGCGCTGCTCTACGACGAAAACGAGGCATACGATGAGCCGGTCTGACGCCGCGGCCGGCACCGCTTCCGATAACCCGGCTTCCCGGAAGCTATCCGCCCCGCTCGAGACGGCGCTCGCCGAGCTGATCGACGTCGCCCTGGAAGCCGTGGGCACGCACGATCCCCGTCTGGTGGACGCGCTCGACGGGGTCCGCGCGGCGGCCGCCCGCGAGCTGCTTCCAGCCGAGATGACGCCCGAGATCCGCGAGGTCCTCGGCCTCATGAACTTCCGCACCGGGCCGCTCGCCCACCTGTTCCGCGCCGCCGGCGCCGACATCCGGACGAAGTGCGAGGACGAGCAGGCCTTCGTCCTGTTCCGCTTCCTCCACCTCGCCCTGAAGCACGGCGCCGGGTGGCGCGAGGCATCGGTCACCGACGTTCAAGAAGCGCTCGCGGTCGCAAAGACTAAGCTGCCTGCGGAGTCCCAGTCATGAGCCGCGCGCTGAAACGCGTCCCACTCGACTTCGCCCATCCCGTCGGCGAAGTCTGGTCCGGCTACGTCAACGACGTTGGACGCGCCTGCGAAGCCTGTGGTGGCGGGGGCGCCACGAAAGCCAGGACCGGCTGGCCGATCTCGTGTCGCTCATCCTGCTGTCGGGGGCGGATGCTGCGCGCGGACGCTGCCACCCCTACTTCCTGACCGTCTCCGTGCATCGCTCGCAGGGCGTGACGCCCTCGCCCGACATGATCGCGCTGACGACAGGCCTTGCCGGTCGAGGACCATCGTCCATGGGCCATGACAGTATCGACGGCCATGTCGCGACGAGGAAGATCGTGGTGGCGGCCGGCCTGCCGGACACATGGGGCCAGTGTCCCGTTTGCGAGGGGAAGGGCCAGGACCCCGTCACTCAGGTGGCCTCCGATGCGTGGGCGCCGACGGAGCCGCCCACCGGCGACGGTTGGCAGATGTGGGAGACGACCTCCGAAGGCTCGCCGATATCGCCCGTCTTCGCCACGCCGGAGGCGCTGGCCCGGTGGCTGGCCGACACCAACGCGAGCGCCTTGGGCAGCCGAGGCGCCTCCTACGACGCCTGGCTGAGCATGATCCTTGGTCCAGGTTCGGCGATGTCCGGCCTAATGGTCGACGGCAAGATGATCAGTGGTGTCGCAGCGGGAGTGCTCACCCGTGGCTGACGCGCTCGACCGGATCGCCTACCCCAAGCGGCCGGCGCTGTGCGTCGAAGACGACGTCGTGGCCGTGCTGGCTCGCGCCGGGACGAACGGCGACACGCTCGTGTTGCCGGCCGAGCTCGAGCGCAGACTCTACGTCCGCGTCGACAAGGTGCTCGCCGCTGCCGGCGGCCACTGGAATCGATGGCGGGCCAAGCATGTTTTCGCCGGCGGCGACGCCGCGGCCGCGATCGAGCCGATACTGGTCACGGGTACGCTGGTGCTGCCGCCCGACCTCGGTTGGTTCGCGACGCCGCCCGGGCTCGCGGCCGAGCTGGTGCGCCGCAGCGGCGCTCGCCCGGGTTCGCGCCTGCTGGAGCCGTCGGCCGGGGAGGGCGCCATCGTGCTGGCCGCCCTGGCGGCCGGTGCACGGGTCGCGGCGATGGAGATCGACCCGCTCCGCTTCGCGACCTTGTTCACATTGGCTGACGATCCCACGCGGCTTCTCTGCCAAGCCGGCGACTTTCTGGCGCAAAACCTCCTGCCCAACTTCGACCAGGTCGTGATGAACCCGCCGTTCGCGCCACGTCGGACGGACGTCTTCCACGTCCGCCACGCCCTAGGATCGCTGCGCCCGGGTGGCCGGCTCGTCGCCGTGATGAGCGCCGGCACATTGTTCCGCGCCGATCGGGAGACGGACGCCTTCCGCGACCTCGTCTGCGGCCTGGGCGGCACGATCGAGCCGCTGCCCGACGACAGCTTCGCGGCCTCCGGCACGCATGTCCGGACCGTGGTGGTGACAGTCGACAAGCCGCGCCCGGGCAGGGGGTTTGCGTGATGGCCGTGCCGCGCCTCGACGCTCAACCGCGCCGCCCGGCCGTCCGATGGCACGGCGGCAAGTGGCGGCTCGCGCCCTGGATCATCGAGCATTTCCCGCCACACCTCGCCTACGTCGAGCCGTTCGGCGGTGGTGCGTCGGTGCTGCTGCGCAAGCCCGTGAGCTATTCCGAGGTTTACAACGACCTCGACGACGACGTCGTGGGGCTGTTCCGGGTGCTGCAGGAGCCGATGCAGGCCGCGCGGCTGCGCGCGCTGCTTGACCTGACGCCCTACGCTCGGCGCGAGCTCGAGATGGCCTACGAGCCGACGGTCGACCCAGTCGAGCGGGCGCGGCGCCTCGTCATCCGCGGCGCCATGGGCTTCGGTTCGAACGCGCACGTCTCCATCGATCGCGGACACAAGACGACGGGGTTCCGCGTCACGGCCCACCGCGCCCGGAACACGACGCCGGCGACCGACTGGGCGAACTACCCGGCCGCGCTCGACGCCGTGGTGGCGCGTTTCCGGGGCGTCGTGGTCGAGCACCGCGACGCGGCCGAGGTCATGGTCCAGCACGACGCGCCCGAGACGCTGTTCTACCTGGATCCGCCCTACCAGCACGAGCTGCGGTCGCTCGGGAACCGCTACGATTTGCAGCTCCGCTTCTACCGGCACGAGATGGATACGGCGGCTCACGCCGCGCTGCTCGCCTTCGTCCTCACCCTTCGGGGCATGGTCCTGATCTCGGGCTACCCGAGCCCGCTCTACAACGAGGGCCTGCCTGGGTGGCGCCGGGTCGAGACGGCAGCCCGGATCGATGGAGGCGGCCACCGCACCGAAGCCCTCTGGATCAACCCCGCTGCGGTGGCGGCCATGGAAGGCGCGCTGCAATGCCTCAAGACCCTGCCCCTGTTTGCCGAAGGGAGGCCGCTTTGAGCGCTTCCGATAAACTCCCTTCCCGGAAGCAACCCGGCAATCCGGACTGCCTGCATTGCAGGTTGGTCGAAACGATCTACGCGCATTTCGACGCGAAGGGAGCCGTGGCGGACGGCGAAACAGTGCTGGACATGCAGGAAGTCGCGGAGAGCGTCGGCCAGGTCCTGGCCGAGTTCTTCGCCGGCCATGACGACAAGAAACAGCGCGATCGGCGGCTGAAGGAGCTGTTCCACGCTGTGCGCGACGAGATCCCCGTGATCCGCGGACGCGGCGACGGCGCCTTCCCCCGACACGTGGAGCTGCACTGATGGCTTACTCTCAGGCGTCTTCCCGGAAGCGTCAGCAGGTCGGGCACCCGGTCACCCCCGGCGGTCTGTCCGAGCAAGACCACGACCGCATCCACGCGCTCGCCGACCGGGGCTGGTCCTGCTCTCGGATCGCCTGCGCGATCACGAAGCATCCGGGGACGGTCTACTGGTTCATGTGCCGCGAAGGCCTGATCGCGCCGAAGCAGACCGACACTCCAAAGGTCTACAGCCGGGGCGGCCGCGTCGTCCGGCGCTTCGGCCGCGAGGAGGACGCCTTCATCGTGGCGCTGCGCGTGCAGGGCTACGGACCGACTGCGATCACCGATCTCGCGGCGAAGCGCTTCGGCTTCGCCCGGCCGCTTCACAGCGTCGTCTGTCGGCTTGTCATGCTGGCCGGCCTCGAGAGCCGTGAGGAGGCCGCATGACCACCGATAAATCGTCTTCCCGAAAGCAGATCGGTTCGGTGTCAGCCGGTCTGCGCCCCGTCGCGCCCGTGCCGGCCCTCAACGTCAGGCCGAACGAGCTGGGCGGCCCGCCGCCCGAGGTGCGGTGGGTCGCACCGGGGTCGCTGCTGATCGAAGGCAGCTACCAGCGCGATCTCAGCCAGAAGAGCATGACGCTCCTGCGCAAGATTGTCGGCGGTTGGGACTGGGCCGCCATGAAGCCGCCGATCTGCGCCATCACGGACGGGGGCGACCTCGTCGTCATCGACGGCCAGCACACGGCCATTGCGGCGGCGACCCACCCGGCAATCGGGGAGATCCCGATTCTGATCGTTCAGGCAACGGCCGTGCGCGACAGGGCGGGCGCCTTCGTCAAACACAACGCCGACCGCATCGCGATGACCTCAATGCAGGTGCATCACGCTGCCCTGGCGGCTGGCGACGAGGTCGCGGTGGCGATGGCTGAGGCCGCCCGGCGCGCGGGAGCCACCATCCTGCGCAACACGCCGCCACAGGGGCTCTACGCCGTCGGAGACACGTCCGCGGTGGCCACCCTCCGCAAGATGACGAACGAGAAGGGGCTAGTCTTCGCCGCGCGGGTGCTCCGCATCCTGGTCGGCGCGATGCGGGCGCCGCTCGTCACCGCCGAGATCAAGGCTGTCCGCGCGTTGCTGAGCGAACCCGAGTGGCGCGGTTCGATCGCCGACGAGGATCTCACCCTCCTGATCCGATCGAAGAGCATGTCGGACTGGGAGGCTTTCGCAGAGAGCCGAGTCCGCAAGGGCCTGAAGATTCCCCTGGCCCGCGCGCTGGCGATCGCGTGGTTCCAGAACGCGCCCAAGCGGCGGAGGGCGGCATGACCCGCGAGGAACTCAAGCTGTCCATCCTGGACCGGGAAAACGCCGAGCTGCGGGAGCGCGTCGCCTACCTCGAGCGATGCCTGTGCGAGCCGGATGCGCGTTACGACCTGCTGGGCCTGACCGCGTCCGAGGCGCGCGTGTTCGGCTCCCTGGTCAAAAGAACGATGCTCAGCAAGGAGCAGATCGGCGCGGTTCTCTACGCCGACCGAAAGGATCGAGAGCTGCCCGATCTCAAGATCGTGGACGTCTACGTCTGCAAGATCCGCGCGAAGCTCGAGCGGTTCGGCATCCGCATCGAGACGGTCTGGGGCCATGGCTATGAGGTCAGGCCGGAGATGAAGACGCTCGTCTTCCAAGTGCTCGGCCAGTTCAGCCGATCGGCGAAGGAGATTGCGGCATGACCACCGATAAGCTTGCTTCTCGGAACGAAAGTCCGTCGCTGGACGCCGAACCCGTCCTCTCGTCCGGCAGGGTGCAGCTTCTCCTCGGCGACTGCCTGTCCAGGCCGGAGGAGGGCGGGGCGGTCGTCGTCGAGGGCGTGCGATGCGACTACGCCTTCGACAGGGCGAAACTCGACGAGCGCCGAACTGAGCTCCTCGCCATGCTGGCCGAGCTGCCGGATCAGTTCGCGACATCGTCCGGAGGCGGGTGGACGTTCCTGAATCTGTGCGTCGACCGCCACGGACGCCAGTGGACCGACCTCCACCAGGTACAGGAGTGGCTCTGCTGCCTCGCGATCGGCGCCGGTGTCGGCCGATGGGTCCTCCCCCGACACATGTGGGAGGCCCTGCCGGGAGGGATGCCATACGTCCAGTTCGAGGGAGCCTCGGCGTGACGGCCCGCAAGCTGCGCGCCCTGACGCTCTGGCAGCCGTGGGCGACCCTGGTCGTCGCCGGCGTCAAGCCGTTCGAGTTCCGGCGCTGGCCGGCGCCGTCGTGGATCGCAGAGGATCGCGATCCACGCCGGCGCCCGGCCGATGAAGCGGCGCGAGCTCGACGAGCTGATCGGCGCGTTGCGCATCGAGGAGGGCTGGGGCACGGCGCTGGATCCGGTGCCGGCCCTCGCGATCCTGCTGCGCATCCAGGAGCGGCCCGAGCTGCTGCCGACCTCGGCCGTGCTGGGCACCGCGGTGATCGGCCGGCCCGTGCCGGCCGCCGAGGCCGTCGCGTCGGCCTATGGCGAGGCCTTTCGGGGCGACTCCGACCGCATCGACCACGCGGTGTTCGGCTGGCCGCTGACCGACATCCTCCGTTTCGAGCCGCCGATCGCGGCCAGGGGCGCCCAGGGCTTCTGGTGGTGGTCGACGAGCCAGGGCGACGTGCCGATCGATGAGACGAGGGAGGCAGCATGACGCTGGATCACGCTCAACCCCGAGCGGATGTCGTGTACGAGGAGGCTTGCCCGTTCGACGATATCCTGGCTCGCACGCCCTACCTGGTCCTGCCCAAGCTCGCCATTCAGGCGATGAGGGCGCCCTGGCGGAAGCGCTTGGCGGCGCTGCTCGACGAGGCGGCAGCAGCCGGCCTCGAGACGCCGAGCTATCTCGTGTTCCGCGACGACCCGGCCTTCACCCATTGCACCTTCTACGTCGACACGCCTGACGAAGTCTGTGGCGCGGAGATCGTCGTGGCCGATCCCTGGGCCGACTACCGCCATGGCGCGCTCACCAAAGTTCGGGCGCTCTGTCCGAACTTTCAGCCGCCGGAGCCGCCGCGGCCGACCCCTGACGAGATGCGGCCCGGCCTCGACGCCGCCGTGAGTCTCCTGCGGAGGACCGCCGACGCCAAGGAGACGTCGGGCAGGGGCGTCTTGGGCGGCATGTTCGCCGATCAGGCTGCGACAGACCTTCGGCAAGCCGCCGACCGCGTCGACGTCCTCGATCGCGCCTCGGAAGGACAGGGGCGATGACCGCTTTCGATCAACTGTCGGAGACTTCCCGATGCGATTACTTGCCACGATGGCCGTTGCTGCCGCCCTCGTCCTGCCCTCTGCAGTCCGGGCCCATGACACCTGGGCCAACGGCGACCCGGTCCCCGCCTGGGTCAAGGCGGAATGCTGCTCGCAGGCGCATGCGCACCATGTCGACGACAGCGCCGTGCATGCCGGGCCGGACGGCTATCGCGTCGACGGCTACCAGTGGACGATCCCGTACAGTCGGGCCCTTCCATCACCTGACGGGTCGACCTGGCTGTTCTACGCCACCGACCAGGATGGCACCCAGCACACTCCTTATTGCTTCTTCGTCGGCCCGAAGGGCTCGTGAGATGCGCGGCCGGATCACGGTCGGGGAGCGGGGGACATGACCCAAAAGAAACACAGGGCTCCGCCGCCCTGGGGCGACATCGAGGACGCCCCCAAAGACGCGACCGTCGTGGATCTGTGGATTCCTGGCGACGACTCACCGGGATATCGTCGCGTCGACCTCCATTGGGGAATGCCCGTCGATTCCTCGCGCGATGAGGAAGCGGGCTGGCTCAACGACATGGAACAACTCGCGCTCGAGGAGGGCGAGTATCCTTCGATGTGGGTGCATGCGCCGCCGGATCCTGAGGCGGGTGTGCCGGCCATGAATCGATCGACAGGCAGCGAGGGAGTAGGCGGACGACACAAGGCCGACTCCCTGGCCGCAGCCCTGCCGCGAGAGATGACGCGAGTCCGCGGGCTTATTCCCCTCTTCGACGCTATTCCGACCGGCTTCTTCGCAGCTGGCATGATGAGGCAGTCGCTCGGTGCTGCCCAGCATGCGCTCGCTGAAGGTAACGTGATCGCGATGTTGCGCTCCTACGAGGATCTTAAGGGATACTCGGCATGAACACTTCCGATCAGAGTTCTTCCCGGAACCAACCCGAACAGCGCCTCTACATCCCGGCCGCATACGTCGACGAGGTCTGTCCACCAGGCCGCGTCAACCCCGACGCCTGGATCGGCACGCCGGCCGGCGACGTGTGGCTGCTCGCGACCGAGGAGGATATCGACTTCGGCCTGACGATCACACCGAGCGAGACTATCGAGTTCGGCTGGGTCGAGCGCCTCGGCGCGGTCGAGGTCGAGATAAGGGATGACGGCACGCATGCCGCCCGGGGGCTCGTGCCGGACGGCGTCACCCATTTCACCTTCGGCATGGATGTGCTGGCCGACACGCTCGATGAATTCGTGCGGGAATGGCTCTCCCTCGGCATGGACGTCGACGATGACCGGCTGGTTCTCGTCGAGATGGCGCGGTGGTCGCCGGAGCACGAACCTTTCCGTTTCGAGGTCGCCGAAGGCGGTCCGCGGTTCGTGCCTGTCGGGACGGGAGCATCGGAATGACCGCTTCCGATAAGTCCCCTTCCCGGAAGGAAAGCCGGGATGAGCCCATGCCCGAGCATCCCACCAGCGCTGAGATCGAACGCTGCAAGGCTGCTATGAGCAAGCCCGGACCACTTTCGGCTCTTCAGTTGATCGCTTCCGGTCGCGCGGTGGTTGAAGTCACAGACAGGGAAGTGCTGATCGACACGTTCGACGGTCGGACGGTGCGCGACGAGGACCACCCAAATTGCAAGATGGTGCTCGCCGGCTCTTGGCCACTTCTCCGCGCCAGAATGATCGACCGCTACGGCCTGGTCACGCCCGCGGGCCATGCCGTGCTGGCGGGGGCCGCTCATGGCTAAGAACAGCAAGATCGAGTGGACCGACGACACCTGGAATCCGGTCACCGGCTGTTCGGTGGTCTCGCCGGGGTGCACGAACTGCTACGCGATGCGGCTCGCCGGGACGCGGATGCGCGGCCATTCCTCGCGCGCGGGGCTGACGGTCGACAGCAAGGCCGGTCCTGTCTGGAACGGGCTGGTGCGCTTCAACGAGGGCTGGCTCGACCAGCCGCTCCGGTGTAAGCGGCCGCGCCGGATCTTCGTATGCGCCCACGGCGACCTGTTCCACGAGGGCGTGCCGGACGCATGGCTCGACCGCGTCTTCGCCGTCATGGCGCTGGCGCCGCAGCACACCTTCCAAGTGTTGACCAAGCGCGCGGCGCGGATGCGGGCGTATTTAACCGACCCGAGCTTCGGAATTCGGGTCGGCGGTGAGTTGATGAAGTCCGCGCGTGGCAATGCTGGGGCCGAGGCGCTGGTGATCGATCTGGCCCACAGACTCACCGTCAAGCGCCAGCCCCTGCCCAACGTCTGGCTCGGCGTCTCGGCCGAGGATCAGCAGCGCGGCGACGAGCGCGTTCCGGACCTGCTGGAGACGCCGGCGGCCGTGCGCTTCGTGTCGGCCGAGCCGTTGCTCGGGCCGATCGACTTCACCAAGCTTCAGACCTTCGGTGGCGGCCAGCTCGACGCCTTGCGTGGAATGTGGGCCACCTATCCGATCGTTGAGAGGGATGGCAGGGCAGCCGTGCTGACCAAGGCGCCGCCACGGCTCGACCAGATCATCGTCGGCGGTGAATCCGGGCCAGGTTCCCGGCCTATGCACCGGCAATGGACCTGCAGCATCCGTGACCAGTGCGCGCCCGCCGGGGTCGCGTTCTTCTTCAAGCAATGGGGTTCATGGCAGCCGGACGGCGGCCTCGATGACGGCGGCGAGCGCTTCGTCAATGTCGGCAAGGCCCGCGCCGGCCGCCTGCTCGACGGTCGCACCCATGACGCCATGCCGGGAGTCGCGGCGTGAGCGCGGTGCTGTCGCCCTGCGGGCGCTACCGCTATCGGCTCGACCGCTCCGTCGACCTCTTGGGCCGCGGCACCGTCGGCTTCTGCCTGCACAACCCGTCGACGGCGGACGCCGACATCGACGACCCGACCACGACCCGCTGCATCGGCTTCGCCCGGGCCTTCGGTGCCGCGCGCCTCGTCATCGTCAATCCCTGGGCGGGCCGTGCCACGCGGGCACGCGACCTGTGGGCCATGGCCGACCCGGTCGGGCCCGACAATGCCCGCCATATCGCCGAGGCCGCGGCCGAGATCGCCGTCTCGTGCGGCTTCATGGTGGCGGGATGGGGCGCCGTGACGCCCCCGGCGAGGCTGCAGGAGGAGGTGGGCGACCGGCTCGCCTTCGTGGCGATGATCTTGCGCGCCTCCGCCTGCCCGGTTCTCGCGCTCGGCGTCACCCGCAACGGCTCGCCCAGGCACCCCCTCTACGTCAGCCGCGACACCCGGCCGGTGCTGTGGCCGGCGCCTCGCCCCGAATCGAAGCAGGGGATCGCCGCATGACCAGCTACGCCGCAGCCTTCATGCTCAACGAGGGCCTTCACCGGCTCGGCAAGCCGGCGCAGAAGCACGCCACGGTGCGGACGTTCTCCGTGCCGCTGATCGAGTTCGTTCGGCCGGACGGCTACTGGCCGCAGCCGTTCACGATCGAGCAGGCGTTCGAGGTCTTCCGCTGGATGGTTACCGGGGCCGCGCTGCACTCGGAACCCAGCTATTGGGGGCGGATGGCGGCGATCGATTTGCTCTCGGCGACGTCCGGCGAGGGCCACGACCACGTCATACCGGTGCGAGGCATCCAGGACCTGCGATCGCGCTTCCACTACGGCATCCTCGGCCGACTCAGCGCCAAGTCGCAGCTCGCGTGGCGGAAGGCGCTGGGGATCGACGTGGCGGCCACCGTGCAGATCCGAGCTCGCGTCCACAAGCCCTTCGCCGGGGCGCCTCATCTCGGTTTCCGCAGCGAGGGCCACATCCGCGAAACCATCGAACGCATCACCACCGGATCGGTGGGTGCCACGATGGCCTGGTCGCTGAACTCGTCGCACAGAGGTTGCCGAACGCTGCATCACGTTCGGATCGCCGTGGGGGCCGAGGGCTTCGCATTCCACCTCTCCTATGGAGACCCTCTCGACACGAGCTATTCGCAGTGGACCGAAAGGATTGCGGCGACTCGTGACCGCGAGACCTTCCTCGAGACGCTGGCCCGTGCCCGGGACGCCTTCGACATGCTGGTGCACGGCACCGGAACGAGCGACCTCGCCGACATGAGCGACTTCACGCGCCGGAGCGCCATCCCTTGCCCTCACGCTCGGAGGATCGCCGCATGATCCGCCAGGAGATCCGGCATTTCCACGTCTGCGGCGGCTCCGGCGGCGGCAAGATGGGGTTCAACCGCGGCGAGGCGCGGGTCGGCGCCGCCACGGCCGTGCCGCGCTGCATCGGCGGGGTCGACGTGGACCTCGCCGGTATGGCCGACTTCAACCGCATCCCCGGCGCACCGGCGACGCCGCTCGACCTGTTCACCCGCGAGCAGTTCGCGGCCTTCCACGGCGGCCTGCCGCCCGCGGGCTGGCGCGAGGCCGTGCCCGACGACTTCCGCCGCGCCGCCGGCGGCGAGCGGCCGCACGTCGTCTTCATGTCGACGCCCTGCAAGGGCTTTTCCGGCCTGCTCTCGGAAAAGCAGAGCGGCTCGACCAAATACCAGGCGCTCAACGGCCTGACGCTGCGGGCCGTGTGGCTGACGCTCGAGGCCTGGTCCGACGACCCGCCCGAGTTCATCCTGTTCGAGAACGTGCCGCGCATCGCCACGCGTGGCCGCTGGCTGCTCGACCAGATTCGCGCGCTCCTCGACGCCTACGGCTACCTGTCGGCCGAGACCACGCACGACTGCGGCGAGATCGGGCACCTCGCCCAATCCCGGCGGCGGTTCCTGCTGGTCGGCCGACATCCCGCCAAGGTGCCGCCGCACCTCTTCGAGCCCGAGAAGAAGCGGCTGCGCGGCGTCGGCGAGGTGCTGGACCGCCTGCCGCTCCCCGGCGACCTCTCGGTCGGCCCTCTGCATCGCATGCCGAGCCTGCAGTGGAAGACCTGGGTGCGGCTGGCCTTTGTCGAGGCGGGGTCGGACTGGCGCTCGCTGAACCGGCTCCGCGTCGAGGACGGCATGCTGGCCGACTTCGCGATCGCGCCCGACGCCGGCTGGCACAGTGGAGTGCTCGGCGTGAGGCGATGGGACGAAGCGGTCGGGACCGTTGCGGCACGTAACTCGCCCGGCAACGGCGCTTTCTCGGTCGCCGACCCGCGGCCGGGCTACGGGCACGAATATGGGCAACTCGGCGTCGGCCGCTGGGACGAGCCGGCGTCGACCGTCATCAACGTCAAGTCGCCCGGCCAGGGCAGATTCGCGGTCGCGGACCCCCGGCCGGCCTTCGGCCGAAGCACTCACCACAACATCTACCGGATCGTGCACTGGGGCGAGCACGCCCGCACGGTGACGGGCGGCACCCATCCTGCCGGCGGAGGGAGCTGCGTGGCCGACCCCCGCACCACCGCGGGCTTCGGTGGCAAGGGCAAGTATCGCGTCACGGCCTACGGCGAGGCAGCCGGGACCGTCATCGGGGCCAGCACGACAGGGCAGGGGGCCTTCGCGGTCGCGGACCCGCGCATGACGTGGGCCGCGACCGCGCATCGCAACAAGCTCAAGGTGGTGCCCTACGCGGGTGCGGCCGGCACCGTGACGGGGGCCGACAGGGTCGGATCGGGTGCGCTGTGCGTCGCCGATCCGCGGCCCGACTTCGCCCGGGACGGCCGCGACGCCTTTCAGACGGGCGGCCATTACGGCGTGCTGCCCTACGACGCCCCGAGCGGCGCCGTCACAGGCTCGGGCCAGCACGACAACGGCCGCTGGTCCGTGGCCGATCCGCGGTCCGTGGAGGGCGGAGAGGCTGAGGCGCTGCCGGGGGCCGCGCTGCCGGCAGCCGACACGAAGCTGGTCGCGGTCATCCGCGCGCTCGACGGAACTTGGCATCGCCCCTTCACAACCTACGAGCTGGCGGCCCTGCAGGGCTACGTCGACCCCGACGACGGCCCGCTTGTGATGGAGGGCACGTCCGACAGCGCCTGGCGCGAGCGGATCGGTAACATGGTGCCGCCGCCCTCCGCGGCCGCAATCATGTCGGTGATCGCCCGCACGCTGCTGCTCGCATGGTCGGGCGAGACCTTCGTGCTGTCGTCCGAGCCGATCTGGGTCCGCGACGTCGCGCTGGCGGCCTCGCTCGACCTGCCGCCGGTGCTGGAGTGACGCCGGTGCGAGCCTCGGAGGTCGGCGCCTCCACCAGCGTCCCGGCCATGGTGGCGGAGCTGCGGCGCGAGCACGCGATCGCCATGGCGCAGCCGATGATCGGCGCGCAGATGATGGGCGAGCCCTGGATTGCCGACCTCGGCGCCAGGGATCCGCTGTTCGCCCGCCGCGCCTGCCAATATGCGACCGTGCTGCTGCGTCGATGCGAGCCATCGCTCCCCGACGATCTCAGCCACCTGTTCGCCGCCTTCGAGCCGCCCGCCACCGTCGTGTTCCGCACGGCGGTGAAGCGCCTACGGCCCCGTGGTGGGCCAAGGGCCATGGTGCCGATCGGCGGCGTCGCCCCCGACGGCGAGGTGACGGTCGCGTTCACGCTGGCCCTGCCGACGCACGTCATCCGCCCGCACCGCTCTCGCACCCGGAGGATCGCCGCATGAAGCCATTGTCGGCCCCTCGACCGCTGGATCTCGAGAGTTTTGCCGTGCAGACGGAGCACCTCGAGCCGCGGTCGCTCCGGGCCTACATGCGCCTGCAGCTGCACTACTGGCGCTACGGCCGGCTGTTCCGGGAGGACCATGACCTCGCCGGGATCTGCGGCATCCACGTCATGAGCTTTCGGCGCATGAAGGAGCAGCTCGGGCTGCTGTTCGACGTCGACGACACTGGCCTGTGGCGCGACCCCGAGCTGGAAGAAGACCGTAACCGGGTGCTGCGCACCAGCGCCGTCCGCGCTCGCGCCGGAGGTGTCGGCGCGCGGACCCGGTGGGCCCGGGACGGCGGCGGCGAGGACGGCGACGCTATGGCAAATGCTATGGCAATTGCCATGCAGGACGGCCCCGAAAACGGGGAAGTTCCGACCGAATCGGCCATGGCAAACGGCATGGCAAATGCTGGTGCGTCCCTCGCGCTCTCTGATGATGATGATGATTCTTTTAGAGGAGAGTCTTCATCATCATCATCGTCATCGGAGGTGACGGGCGCGGGCGGCGCGATGGCAAACGCTATGGCAATTGCCATGTCGAATGGCGCCGAGAACGGCGGGATTCCGGCCGGTTCCACCGTGGCAAACGGCATGGCTCCGGCCACGGATCCACCGATAGCAAATGCCATGGCGGGCGCGGCCACCCCGGCCGAGCTGCCGGCTCCGGCTCCAGACCGGCAGCCGGCGCAGCCGGTCGTCACCGACCGCGAGCTGGTCGACCTGGTGCTGCTGGCCTGCGGCGACAAGATCGCCCCCAAACTGCGCGAGGTGCGCGAGATGAAGCCGCTCCGCGCCATGATGCGGGACGGCTGTGACCTCAGGCGCGACATCCTGCCCGTGCTTGAGGGCGTCCGCACGCTCACGAAGCCGCTCGAGACGTTCCACGCGCGCTGGATCAAGGACCAGGTGTACGAGCGACGGGCGACTCCGGACGAGGTGCTCGCGCCGGTGGCGCGGACCGACAATCAGGTCTTTATCGAGCAGGGCACACCCGAATGGAAGGCGTGGATCGGTTACGCCAAGACCCTCGGGAAGACTGGGTACCCGGCGAGCCAGCTGCCCGGGAGCGGGGGTAAGACCGGGTGGAAGTTCCCGGCGCGCTGGCCACCCGGTCATGAGGCGGGCGAGGTTGCAGCCGCCTAGCGTGTTCCGCATTTGTTCTCATGGCATCCTCGCGCTATGTCGGATCGATGCGATGGACGCCCGATATGATCCGCGCCAAGGCGGATGCCATGGAGCGCCGGCTCGACCGGCCCGCGACGGTGACGCCGGAGACGACGCGGCTCGTGGTCGAGGCGCTGCGCTTCTTCGCGGCCCGGGGCTTCGCTGAGCGCCGCGACGGCTACACGATCGAGGTGTGGGATACGCGGCGCGGCACCGTGGCCGAGGAAGTCGGGGAGATCGCCATCCTGGCGGTGGCGGAAGCCGTGTTCGACGCCGTGCTTGAGGCACGGCCCGGCTGCCTCGTCACGCTGCGCAAGAAGGCGCTCAAACTGCGGGAGCGGAGGGCGCCGGACGCGGCCGCGGCGGACGAAGAGGGCGAAAAATAATCGGGCGGCAACAGCAAAATCCGACGCAAAATATGCGTGGAAATATGCACGGGGCGTAGTAGACGATCGAGGCGGGGTGGAGCAGCCCGGTAGCTCGTCAGGCTCATAACCTGAAGGCCGCAGGTTCGAATCCTGCCTCCGCAACCAGCTTTGCCCGAGCGGGCATCATGTGTGCAGACAGCGCGGTCGCCGTACCAAGCACTTGTGTGGGTGAATGCGACTCGGTAGCCCGTCTCCGCTGAGACGAACGGTTAAACGGGCAGGACAGGGCGTCACGGTTCAGACCGTGGCGCCCTTCTTCGTTTTTTCTTCCGGGAAGGCGCGTTATCGGAAGCGACCGCTCTAAGTAACGCGCGGAGATTATTGCAGTGGCGAGCGGCATGCGATGGAAAGGGGAGCTCATCCCCTCGCTGACCGATGCAAACCTGTTCGAGGTTTTGGTCTTCGCGCGGTCGCCACTCGCCAGGGTCCTCGCTCCGAGCGAAGATGCGCGGCAGGCAGGCCTTGAAGAGATCCTGTCGGAGATCGATCGACGCGCCGCCGAGAAATACCGCGACCCCCGAGCGTCCAGGTTACGGAGTCCCGCCGCGGCGTGAGGGCGCCCGTTCATTTCGTTCGTGGTATGTGCTGGCATGGACGCTCCCACGCCCTGGTCCCCGCCGACGGTCGCAGCGCGACTGGTGGAGGCCTATCGCCGGAGGCCGGGCCGGCCGGTGATGAGCGGCGCCGGCGCCTTCAGGACGGACGGCGAGGCCGATGTCTTCGCCTGGCCGGACCGCTTTCTGGCCGACCCGTGGGACCGGCGCGTGCTGACCACCTGGGCGTCCTGCATCGCCATGGGCCTGTCGGTGCGCGAACGCTACCGAGGCATGGGCTGGCCGCGTCGCACGGCCGAACGCCGGCGGCGCCTGGCCCTCGCGGCGATCGCGGCCGGCCTCAATGCGGAATTGACAATGGCACCAAACGCTTCGCAGCCTCCGGAGCGGGCGCCCGTAGGCCCGGACGATCGCGCGGAGTCACCATGAAGCCCACGGCCGTGGACCCGATCAGCTCGTATCAGCGCGATGACATGAGTTTGCGAGCCCGCCGGGCCCGCCGCGACATCAAGGGCCGCACCGCCGGCGCCAAGGGCAAGCGCCCCGACCTGCTCGGCCCCACCGCGGAGCGGTGCGAAAAGCCCGATAAACCGGTGAAGACCGCGGGCGGTTTCTACCGCGCCCCCATGCCGATCGAGCGCTTGCGCGACCAGAACAAGCTCGATCCGCTTCCCCACCTCAATCAAGCGATGTACGAGGCGGCCGAGAAGCTGGTGGGCTATTACGAAGGGGCGCGCCTCGTCGGCATCAAGGCCCAAGATCTCACGCGGGTCAGCGGCGGCAGCCTCGACCTCGAGGCGCCCGACCGCGCCGAGCATTGCAGGACGGAGTTCAGGAAGGCGTGTCTCCTCATGGGCTGGCCCTCCGCATTCCCGCATCGCGGGGCAGGGCGGCTGACCGTTGCGGTAGTGTGCGAGGGTCACGGCGTCAAACAGGCGTCCGACCTCTACCGCCCCGGTGGCTCCGACGCGGCGCGGCTCGGCGCCGGCATGGACGCCCTGAAGGAGGGGCTGTTCGCGCTGGCGGTGTACTGGCGTCTCGTGCGGGGCTAGTTCGCCATCTCGGGATCGTCGCGGTGCGGCAGGTAGCCGAGGCCTGTAAGCACATCGCCCAAGAGGTGGCGGATCGCCTCGGACCGAGATGGTTTCGGGTCCGGCTGGTCGGCGATCCACGCGTCCACAGCGCCTCTCTGGGCTGGTGTGAGACGAACCGGGATCGCGGATGCGAAGTTCGATCCTGGGGGCCGGCCGCGCCTTTTTTCATCTACGGGAATTGACGGCACGAGCATCTTTCTCGTATATGAGAAACGCGGGCCGGTGGGAAGCAGGAACTTCATCACCGGCCCTAACCACCGAACGCTTTTGGGAGCGCTCCATGGCTATCCAGGCCAATAGCACAAGCTTGTCTCGCGGCCATCGGCCGTCGTTCGTCTACACGGCAGCGGAGAGTGAGAGGATCGCGCGCGATCTTGCACTGGATCGCCGCTACGGCCCGATCGAAGCGGCTTTCGCGGCAGCCCAGTACCTCTATCCGGACCCGGCTTTTTGGCTCGAACAGGCCGGCTTGGCCGGCGTCATCACCGAGCTGCATGGCGAACGCATCCATCACTTCTCCGACGCGGGCCGGACACCCGAGTTCGAGTTCCTGTATCATTGGTTGATGCGGGGGAACGGCGGAAAGCCGCTCAAGCGCCTGCTGGAAAAGCGGCGCGGCACGTGAGAGGAATGGACCGATGAGCGTTTTCGAGGAAGCCTTCCCCCAGACGGGCATCGCTACGGACAGCGGCAGGCTCGCTGTGGCGGCAGGCAACATCCTGGCCCGCACGGATCTGTCTCCCGCAAGAGCACTGGCGCGGTTCTGCGAGATCCTGCAGACGGACCCAGGCCTGCTGCGGGCCGTGGCGGCCGACTACCTGAAACAACGCGCCGCAGAGATCGGCGGCGAGAGATCGACCGGCAGGGGCCTAGAGACCTTTGCTGTCCAAGCGGCACCTGCCCCTGCCGGTCGGCCTGTTGGAAGTGATGGGGACCATACCGCGGTTGCTTTGGCCTCAGCCGAAGTGTCTCCATCGCTTCCTCCCCAAGCAGATCGCGGGGGCCATGCATGTGATGCTCCGGCCAGACATGATGCGCTCTCGCGATTTGCCCCGGTTCACGGCGGGGAGGGCCAGGCGCCCGGTGTATCCCAGGCCATTATTGCCCCTCCCGTCGTGAAACCCAACCCGCCCCGCGGCATCGATGCGATCGCGGCGGTGCAGCACGTGGTCGCTCGGTCGGTCTTCGATACGTTCAAGGTGCGTGGGGGCCGTGCCATCGGCGACCTCGGCTGGGCCGAGGCGAAGAGTATGGCGCGCACCAACGAACGGGAAGCTCGGGTGCTGCGCTTCGTCACCGACCACGTGGCCAATGCGCGGCCCGGCGCGCTGATCCGCGACGTCGTCAAGGCCGAGGTCGTCGAGGCGGCGATCCGCTTCGCCACGGAGGCCGAGAATGCCGTCGCTTGAGCAGCAGTGCTCGGCGCTGGCCGAGCTGCAGGTGCGCCGCAAGTTCTGCATCAAGGCGGTAACCAAGCAGAGCAATGCGGCCGGTGCGCTGGTGCGGCGCGCCCTCGGGGTCAAGTTCGACGCCGAGGAGGCCGAACGCGAGAAGGGCAACGCGCGGGCGGGGCGGATCGTGGCGGCGAGCATCGCCGGCACGCCGCAGCGGGAGGAGGACCTGGAAGTCGCTGCCGCCGTGGCATTCGACCTCGTCGTCGTGGCCCAGGGCATCGGACCCTATGAGCGCGCCCGGCACCAGTTCGAGCTTGAGATGCGCAGGGTGGCCCGAACGCTTCCTGCAGCGGTCTGGGCGGATGGCGTCCGCGGTCTGGGGGAGCTCGCCATGGCCGTGATCGTGGGCGAGGCCGGCGACCTTGCCCGCTACGGCGCCGAGGGCAAGCTGTGGAAGCGCCTCGGCCTGGCACCCTATGGCGGCAAGGCCGCGTCGACGTGGCGTCGCGAGGGCGGCCTGAAGGCGGAGGACTGGACGGCGCTGGGCTATGCACCGCGCCGCCGCGCCGAGATCTACGCCTGCGTCGGCGACCCGCTGTTCCGCGCCCAATCGGCCGCCAGAGACGGCAGCCGCGCGGCGGGGCGCTACCGTGTCGCTTACGACGCCCGGCGGGCTCGAACCGCCGAGACGCACCCCGATTGGAGCAAGGCGCACAGCCACGGCGACGGGCTGCGCATCATGACGAAGCTTTTGGTTTCGGACCTGTGGTCCGAATGGCGTCGGGCCAGCGATGCGCTGTCGCCCATATAAAGGTTGCCCGACGCCGCCTTTTCCCCGATCGAGGACGCCCCTGGCCGGGCGCAAAGCGCCGCTTGACCGCGCACCGAGATCGGAGCATAAAAGCCCATCGTACAGATTTGTGCCCGGAGCCGGAAACGGTGGTCCGGGCTTTTTCGTCTCTTGAGGGTCGCGATGTGAGCCCTGCCGACGAGATCCGGACAGAGATCCGGGCGATCCGCCGCCTCGTCCAGCAGATCAGGCCACTGAGTCGGACCGAGCCCCACGCCTTCGTCGAAGACAAGGATGCCGTCGAGAGACGGCTCGATCGGCTCGAGACCCGCTTCAGCGTTCGCTTCAGCGGTACGCCGACGCGCTTTCCGACCGGTACCATCCGGGGCCCGACCGGCCGCCGCGTCCAGGTCGAACTCCGCCGCGCGGGTTGACCATGATCAAGACCGAGCGGTTCGCCTATTTCGACAACGACCGCCAGTACCATGAGGTGCTGCAGGTGTGGGCCAGGATCCCGGCGACCAGCACCTGGATGATCGTGTCAACCCAGCCCGTCGTGGTCGACCCGAACCGCGTTCCGGTGTGTCCCACCCGATGATCATGGCCATGGGAGGCTCGCGATGCGCAGGCGCTCCGCGGTCCGGGTCTACGGCGCGCCGCAGGCCGACGACCTCACGCCGGCGCAGCCGGTGCCGATCGTCTGGGTGCTGGCTCAGCTGACTCCGCGCTTCGAGCTGCTCGGCGCTTCCGGCTGCTATCTGCGGCTACGGGACGAGTTCCTCGACCTGTGCCGCACTGCAGACGCCGAGGGCCGCAGCGTGACAGTGGCGCTGCTGCCGACGGACCTCCTGCCGTAAGAACACCCCATGTCCAACCTGCCGGTTCCGATCGGCTTGGCTGGCTGGCTTGACGGATGTACTCAAGTCAGCGGTCGATTATGCCAGGGCGGAGACGTCCGAGGCCACCCGCCGCGCCTACGCCAGCGACTGGCGGGCCTTCGAGGCCTGGTGCGCCTCGGTGGCGCAGCAACCGCTGCCGGCCTCCACGGCCGCCGTGGCGGGCTACCTGGCCCATTTGGCCGACAGCGGCCTCAAGGCATCGACCATCAACCGCCGTGCCTCCGCCATCACCTACCGGCACCGTCTGGCCAACCTGACGCCGCCGACCGGCGCCGAGAGCGTCAAGGCCGTGCAGCGCGGCATCCGCCGCACCATCGGCACCCGAGTCGACCGCAAGGCGCCCGCGACCGCCAAGGCCATCAAGGCCATGGTGGCGGCCATCCCCGACACGCTGGGCGGCCGGCGCGACCGCGCGCTGCTGCTGATCGGCTTCGCGGCCGCGCTGCGGCGCTCCGAGCTCGTGGCGCTCGACGTCGAGGACCTCGAGCGCACGCCGGACGGCCTCTTCGTCCACATCCGGCGCTCGAAGACCGACCAGGAGGGCGCCGGCCACGTCGTGGCGGTGCCGCGCGGCGGCAGGCTGCGGCCGGTCCACGCCGTCGAGGACTGGCTCGAGGCCGCCGGCATGACGACCGGCGCATTGTTCCGATCGATCGCCAAGGGCGGGGTGCTGATCGGCGAGCGGCTGAGCGACCGCTCCGTCGCCGACATCGTCAAGCGCTGGGCCGCCGCCGCGAAGCTCGATCCGACGCTGTTCGCGGGGCACTCGCTGCGGGCGGGCTTCGTGACCTCGGCGCTCGAGGCCGGCGCCGACCCGCTGAAGGTGATGGACGTCACCCGGCACAGTCAGGTGCAGACCCTCAAGGGCTACGACCGCCGCGCCAAGGCCTTCAAGGACCACGCCGGCAAGGGATTCCTGTGATGCAAGTTTCTGCGATACACGCATTGGCCAGCGCAGCCATGCGCCTGTGTGTTTCAGCTCCCGTCGACATGGTGCTGCCGTCCGCGCCGCGGCCGACGCGTCGCACCGTGGGGGCCCTGCACCGCTCGATCGGGCGCTCGCGGTACAGCGGCGCCCAGCTCCGTGCCATCCAGGCCAACCCACATCGCCAGGAATGCGCCCGCCGGCGCCGGCAGGCGGCCCAGCGCGCAGCGGCCTGAGGGCGTGCGATCCGTCCTGCTGTGCGCCGCCGCCTGGATCGGGGCGAGCGGGGCGGCTGCGATCGGCATGATGGCGGCGGGACGCATCCTCTCCGACGCGATCGCCGCCGTCCTGGCTGCGACAATCTTCGGGTTCTGACCATGAATGATGAATCCTGGATCGTGCGCCGCGGCCATATCAACGCGTGGTCCTACGTATTCCGGGATCGGCCGCTTGCCTGGACCGAGGACCGGGACCTCGCCATGAGGTTCGCGACCAAACTCCTCGCCGGGGCCGCCGCCGTGCAGGCCGCGGCCGACGGCACCGAGGTCGCGGTGTTCCCGCTCGACGAGGCCGTGACCCCGGGCATCGGCCGCTTCGTCTGCAGCTTCACCGCGCTTGAGGCCATTCGGTTCGACGGCACACGCGGATCGGCCCTGGCGATCGCCGCGGCCTTCCCGGGCCGGGTGGCGCTCGACGTCGCACACGACGACGTGCTGCTGGTGCTGTCGCGCGACACGCTGCTCGGCCACGAGGAGCTGCGGGCCGTACCGCACGGTGCCTGGCTGGTGGCGCGCTACGGCCGCCGGGGCTCGCTCGACCTGTTGGGCGACCGCCTGTTCCGGGCTCTGCACGAGCCCTATCCCACGAGCCTCGCATGAGCACCGGAAGCGCCGCCAAGGCGATCAATCCCGCGGCCGCGTCGCCGTTCGCCAATTTCAGCAACGGCGCCCTGGCCGACGCCCTGGGCGACATCGACGCGACGATCGAGCTGGCGCAGGAGCGCCAGAAACTGGCGCGCGCCGAGATGACCCGGCGCCACGCCAGTTCGCTCGAGGGCGCGCGCTTCATCGTCGCCAAGGCCACGCTCGCCACCCATACGCTGGACGCCAAGGGTGTGCGGCTCGAGATGGGCGACGCCTGGTACGAGGCGCGCCAGAAGCCGGGCTTCAGAACCACCTACACGGTGACGGCGAAGCCGCTCGAAGAGCTCGGCGTCTCCGCGTGAGCCTGCGGTCCAGCCGCTGGCTGATCGAGCTGCGCGAGGGCTTGCGGCCGCAGTGCCTCTACCTGCACGCGTTACTGCGCCGGCTCCGCCGGTATCGCGGCCCGGCGACGTCTGGACGCTGGGTCGCCACAGGCTCGTCTGCGGCGACTCGCGGGATGCCGCCATCGCGGCGCTGGCGCTCCGAGGCTCGGCGCCCAACCTGATGGTGACCGACCCTCCCTACGGCGTGAGTTACGACCCGGAATGGCGGGCCCGGGCGGCACGGGCGGGCCTGCTCGGCAACAGGATCGGCGCCGGTGCCATCGGCAAGGTCGCCAACGACGACCGGGCCGACTGGCGCGACGCCTGGGCCCACTATCTGGGCGACGTCGCCTATGTGTGGCACGGCGCGCTCCACGGCTGCATCGTGCGGACGAGCCTCGAGGCGACAGGCTTCCTTATCCGCTCGCAGATCATCTGGGACAAGGGTCGGCTGATCATCAGCCGCGGCCACTACCACTGGCGTCACGAGCCCTGCTGGTACGCGGTCCGCCGCGGCCGCACCGCGCATTGGGCCGGGGACCGCAAGCAGATGACGGTGTGGCAGGTGCCGCACCGCCGCAGCGAGACCGGCCACAGCACGCAGAAGCCCGTGGAGGTGATGCTTAGGCCGATGCTGAACCATACGCGGCCAGGCGACGCCGTCTACGACCCCTTCGTGGGCTCGGGCACGACGATCATCGCGGCCGAGAGCATCGGGCGTGTCGTACACGCCATCGAGATCGACCCCGTCTACGTCGACGTCGCGGTCCGCCGCTGGGAGCAGCTGACCGGCCGCACAGCCGAGAAAGCTTGAATGGACGGGGTCACACCCGGGCACCGGTTTGGCTTCCGAGAAGGACAGTTATCGGAAGCAATCCTCCTCTGAAGGTAGGGCTGATGGACATCAAGACGGAGCGGTTGCTAATCACCCGGACGGTGGCCACTATCAGCGCAAAGGATATCCAGGATGTGGCCATGCGCCGAGCTCGGACAGAGCTCGGCATTCCGCAGACGGTGGGCGCAACGGGTTCGCTGCAGCCGGATGGGTCGATCACTATCGTCTTCGACGACATCGTCGAGGAGTTCAACCTGCTGCCAACGGCCTCCTGAGCCCATTCCTGGTCAGTCATATTCACGGCAGTCTCCAAGCCAAGCGTTGCAAGAGGCCCGTGTGAAGATCGAGGTCAAGTTCTCGGGCTCGAGCCTGGCCGGTTTCGCGGACCGAGTCGCGGCGCTGGGAGCCCAGGGCCAGGTCGAGCTGGCCCGCGGCCTGAACGAAGCCGGAGATCTCGTCCGGACGCAGGTCCGGCGCGCCCTCAAGGACCAGATGGGTGTCACCCATTATTCCACGATCGTGGACACCACGGGGTCCAGACCGGCGACCCCGAACGGCACTGGCGTGCTGGACTACGAGATCAACGCTTCGGCCAAGGGTTTGCGGATCGCCGAGTTCCCTGTCTCGGCGAGCGCCGGGGGACCCGTCACGGCGATGACCTGGGGCGTTCCGCACACGTTTCAGCGGTCTTTCGTGACGAGCAAGAGGGGCCTCCTGCGCGCCCGCCGCGGGGCCGCTCGGGAGCCGATCCGGACCCTCAAGGGGCCCTCGCCCGCGAAGGAACTGGTCAAGGGACAGAGTCTCCACACATTCGAGCACGCCGTCGCTTCGGTCGTGGAACCGGTCGTGGTTAGGCGCTTGGCACGGCTCGTGCCGTAGCCGGCCTGTGCGAGGCCCATGGGCGAGCATCCGGCCTGTAGAGGTCGTTGAGCAGCGGAGTAGGCAGCATGGGGAGTCACAGGGCCGTTTCGGAGGCACCGCAGGCCGCCTGTCGGCCCCCCGCCGAGGCAATTGGGTCCTCCCCGGGCGGGGCCGCCCGCCCGCGGGTGCCAAAGCACGCGGAACCCCTCTAGTTCCAGGCTATTTTTTCGAGGTACGCAGGGGTGGCGACGGGGATCTCCGGACGGCAACTCGCCAAGGAGCTTGGGCTGTCCGAGGCCGCGGTCCGCAAAGCGGCCAGGGCAGGGCGCATCAAGCCCCTCGCGGATGGCTCCTTCGATGCCGATGCCTGCCGCCAAGCCTGGGGCAAAGCCACCGATCCGGCGCGCACTAAGGTTCGCGAACCTGCGCACCAAGGTACGCGCACCCCGGTGCGCACCGCGGAGGAAGCCGAGGCCGCCGTCGCGCTGATCGCGCGGGTGCTGACAGCCGAGGGAATCACTTACTCGGGCGAGGTCGACTACAACGCGGCCCGCACGGCCGACACGATCCTCAAGGCCTACGAGCGCGACCTGAAGATCGCGCAGCGCCGCAGGGAGCTGGTTCCGATCGCCAGCGTCAAGGAACACGTCGGGCGAAGCTTCATCGGCCTGCGCCAGGCCATCCAGAGGATTCCGAGCCGCCACGTGCCGGCGATCGCCGCGGAGCTAGGCTGCGACCCCGCGGCCCTCGACGCGGCCCTGACGAAAGCGATCGCGATCGAACTCGATGCTCTGTCAGCTCCGGTGGTCAGAGCCTGACACCGCCTACGCCGGCGCCGACGACGTCGAGGCCGCGCTCCGCGACGCCGTTCGTCCCGACCCGATCCTGACGGTCTCGGAGTGGGCCGACCGCTACCGGATCCTGTCGACGAAGCTCGCGGCCGAGGCCGGCCGGTACCGCACGGCCCGCACGCCGTTCCTGCGCGACGTCATGGACGCGCTGTCGCCGACCCATGCGGCCCGGCGGGTCGTGTTCATGAAGGCGGCCCAGGTCGGGGCCACCGAGGCCGGCAACAACTGGCTCGGCTTCATCATCCATTGGTCGCCAGCGCCTGTCATGGCGGTCTGGCCGACGGTGGACACCGCGAAAAAGGTCAGCCAGCAGCGTATCGGGCCGCTGATCGAGGACAGCCCCGAGCTTGCGGCGCTGATCGCACCATCGAAGCAGAAGGACTCCGGCAACACCGTCCTGGCCAAGAGCTTTCCGGGCGGCATCCTGGTGATGACGGGCGCCAACTCCGGCGTCGGGCTCAGGTCCATGCCGGCCCGCTACGCCTTCCTCGACGAGATCGACGCCTATCCGGGGGACGTCGACGGCGAGGGCGATCCGATCGCGCTGGTGGCCAACCGCACGACGACCTTCGGCCGCTCGGCCAAGATGTTCCTGGTGTCGACCCCCACGGAGCACGGCGAGAGCCGCATCGAACGCGAGTTCGAGGCCTCCGACCAGCGCCGCTATTTCGTGCCGTGCCCGCATTGCGGGGCCGAGCAGTGGCTTAGGTTCGAGCGGCTGAAGTGGGAACCGGGCCGGCCCGAGACCGCCGCCTACATCTGCGAGGCCGAGGGCTGCGAACAGCCGATCTCCGAGCGGCACAAGACCGCCATGCTGGCGGCCGGTCGCTGGCAGCCCACGGCGGAGCCCAAGGACCCGGGCGCCGTCGGGTTCCACATTTCGGCGCTCTACTCGCCGCTCGGCTGGCTGTCCTGGGAGGACCTGGCCCGCGAATACGAGGCCGCGGCGGGCGACAATGCCAAGCTGAAGACCTTCAAGAACACGCGCCTCGGCGAGACCTGGTTCGAGCAGGGCGACCAGCTCGATTGGGAGCGCATCTACGCCCGCCGCGAGTCCTGGCGGCCCGGCACGGTGCCGCGCGGCGCCAGCTTGCTGATGGCCGCGGTCGACGTCCAGGCGAGCCCAGCCCGACTCGAGCTGCACGTCTGGGGTTTCGGCGAGGCGCTTGAGAGCTGGGCGATCGACCGTCGTACCTTCCCGGGCGCGGCCGACGATCCCGCCACCTGGCGCGGCGTCGAAGAGGCCCTCGACGACACCTGGACCCACGCGTCCGGCGCCGAGCTGAGGATCGACCTGCTCGCCGTCGACACCGGCGACCAGACGACCGCGGTCTACAGCTGGATCGCCAAGCAGGACCAGGCCCGCGTGCTCGCCATCAAGGGCAAGCGCGGCTTCGAGATCAACGCCCCGGTGGGGACGCCCACCTACATCGCGCTCGGTAACCGTCGCAAGGCCATCGCGCTCCGCACCGTCACGGGCGACGTGTTCAAGGCCGAACTCTACCGCTTCCTGGCGCTGCCCCGGCCGACCGACGAGGAGGTCGCGGGATCGGGCTATCCGCCCGGTACCGTCCACATCCCGGACCATCTCGACGCCGAATGGTGCCGGCAGCTCGTCGCCGAGCGTCGCGTCCGCCTGAAATCCGGGCGGTTCGAGTGGCGCAAGGAGCACCTGCGTAACGAGGCCCTCGACTGCCGGGTCTACGCCCGCGCGGCGCTGTGGACCTTGGGCGTCGCGGCCTGGAAGCCGACGAAGTGGCGCAATCTGCGTGATCGCCGCGGCCTCGACCACGTACCGGTCGAATCCGCCCCTGTGCCCCCAAGGCCTCCGCCAGTGCGGGCACCCGCCCGCCGGGTGGTACGTTCCAACTACATGAGATGACCATGCCCACGAGCGACCCGCTGGCTCAGATCGCGGCGCTTCAGGCCACCATCGCGCAATGCACTGCGTTGCTGAACAGCGGCACGACCCAGGCGGCCGAGAACGGCCGCATGATGCGTTTCGATCTGACGGTGGTACGCCAGCAACTCAATGATGCCACTACCCAGCTCGCCCTGCTGACGACCGCGCCGCGGCAGGTCCGCCGCCTCCTGACGTCGACCCCCTCCCGAGGCTATTGAGGTGGGCTTCTGGTCCGGCCTCCTGGGTGCGGCCCCGGCCCCGGTTCGCCGCAAAGCCACGGCCCTGTTCGGCCGGGGCTACAACGCCTCGCAGCTCGGCCGCCGCCTGCGCGGCTGGGATGCCGAGCGACGCACCATCAATGCGCTGCTCGCGGCTGGTGGCGAGCAACTGCGCGCCCGGTCCCGGCAACTCTGCCGCGAGAACCCCTACGCCAGTAGTGCCTGCGAATCCTTCACGGCCGCCGGGGTCGGCTCGGGGATCAAGCCGTCGTCGCTGCACGGCGACGCCGACACGCAGGTCGCCATCCAGGACACCTGGCTGCGCTGGACCGACGAAGCCGACGCCGATGGGCTGACCGATTTCTATGGGCTGCAGGCGCTCGCCACGCGCGGCATGTTCGAAGCCGGGGAAGTCTTCGTCCGGTTCCGCCCGCGCCGTCCCTCGGACGGCCTGTCGGTCCCGCTGCAGCTTCAGCTCCTCGAAAGCGAGATGCTGAGCTTCACCTACAACGGGGTCTGCGACACCACCGGCAACATCATTCGCGAGGGCATCGAGTTCGACCCTATCGGCCGGCGGGTCGCCTACCACTTCTACAAGTCACACCCGGGCGAAATCTATCCGGTCATCTTCGATTTCAGCTACAACCGGGTGCCGGCCTCGGAGGTGCTGCACCTCTACAAGCCGCTTCGGCCCGGCCAGATCCGCGGGCAGCCGCAGATCACGCCGTCGATGGTACGGCTTTACCTGCTTGACCTCTACGACGACGCCGAACTGGACCGCAAGAAGGTCGCGGCGATGTTCGCCGGCTTCGTCACCAAGAAGTCGCCGACGTCGGACACCCCCTTGGAGCTGCGGGCCGGCGAGGGCGCACTCTCCGAGCCGGTGCCGCCGGGATCCGCCATCGCGCCCCTTGAGCCCGGCATGATCCAGGTGCTCGAGGAAGGCGAGGACATCACCTTCTCCAATCCCACGGAGGTCGGCGGTTCCTACGAGGCCTTCCAGTGGCGCAACCTGCTGGCCATCGCGGCTGGCTGCGGCGTGCCGTATTTCGACGTGACGTCGGACACGAGCCAGTCCAATTATTCGTCGAGCCGCGAGGCGCAGGTCGCCTATCGGCGCCGCATGGACCAGTTCCAGCACCAGACGCTGGTGTTCCAGCTCTGCCGCCCGGTGTGGCAGCGATGGTTCGCGGTCGCGACCCTCACAAAAGCCATCCCGATCGCGGCGCGCGACCTCGCGGCCAAGCCTGCCGAGACCACGAAGGTCAAGTGGATCCCTCCGAAATGGGAATGGGTGGATCCCTTCAAGGACCGCAAGGCCGCGCAGATCGCTGTCCAGGAAGGGTGGATCTCCCGTTCCGACGTCATCGAGGCGGAGGGCGAGGAGCCGATCCAGAACGACAAGCGCATCCAAGCCGACCGTCAGCGCGAACTCGCCATGGACCTCGGTTTCCGCCCGGCGACGATCCGCGAAAACGTCAACATCGCGGCCAGCGCCGACAGCCCCGACGCCGCCGTCAAGGCCGCTACCAGCGCGGGCGACGCCGCCAGCGGCGAAGACGGCAGCGCACCGGCGGCCGGCGATCCACTCACGGACGATTCGAAGAGCACCAAGTCCGGCGCTGCGCGCTCCGGCGGCGCCAAGGCGCGGGCCCGCGCCCTCCGCGCGGCCTGACACAGGAATTCGACATGGCCTGCACGGTGAACGGCGCCACGATCATCCTGTCGGGCGATGTCGGCGACATGGGCTGGTATTTCGACGACGACCGCGGCTTCACCGCGTCAGACGTCATCGGCGCCCTGGCCCAGGTCGGCGACCGCACGGACGTGACGATCCGGCTGAACAGCGGCGGCGGCATCGCCACCGAGGGCTCGGCCATCCATGCGGCGCTGGCCCGTCACAAGGGCCGCAAGACCGTGGTCGTGGAAGGCATCGCGGCCTCGGCCGCCTCCGTCCTCGCCATGGCGGGCGACGAAGTGGTGATGAGCCTCGGCGCTCTGCTCATGATCCACGACCCATCGGGCTACACGATCGGTACGGTTGTCGAGCACCAGCAGCAGATCAACGCGCTCACGGCCCTGGCCGACGCCATGTCGACCATCTACGCCGCGAAATCCGGCATGACGGCGGAAGCCTGCCGGGCCGACATGCAGGCCGAGCTCTGGATGACGGCCGACCAGGCTGTCGCCAAGGGCTACGCCAACCGTGTCGAGACCCCCGCGGACGACCTTCCGCAGCCGGCCGAGCCGGCGCCCTTCAACTACACCGCCTACGCCCATGCGCCGGCCCGCATGGTCGCGCTGGCGCGCGCCAAGCACTGGGACCGGGACCGCACCAAGCCGGTCGCCCCGGCCGCCCCCCTCACTCTCGAACACGAGGCCATCATGCCGACGAAAGAAGAGATCCAGGCTCGCATCGATGCCGCCTTGGCGGCCGACCGCGAGAAGAACAAGACCGCGGCTGCCGCCGCTGCGGTCGTGAGCGACCCTGTCGGGGCTGCCGCCACGGCGGTCTCGCGCTCCGACGCCGCGGCGATCGCCAAGGCCTGCGTCGACGCCGGCGTACCCGGAATGACGGCCTCGCTGCTCGCCGAGGGCGCCACCCTGGCGCAGGCCACCGCCAAGATCGGCGCCGCCGGCCGGATCAAGGACATGGTGGCGCTGGCCCGTCAGACCAATTCGTCGATTCCAGCGGAACTCGCCGATGCGATGATCGCCCAAGGCAAGACGGTCGAGCAGGCCACTGCGGCGCTGTTCGACCAGATGGTGGCCCGGGGGGCGGGCTCCTCCGACGAGGGCATGCGCACCATGCACCGCTCGGGCGCCGGCGGCAGCGATCAGCCCGGCGGCGCCGCGAGTGACAGCGTCGCCCGGAGCCGTGCCGACATGGTCGCGCAGGTGAAGCGCGACGGCATGATCCCGAACGTCTGAGGAGGGCTGAACCATGTCCATCACGCTCGACAGCCCGAATTATGCCAGCGACTGGCTCAAGGGCGAGTCTGCCTACGGCGAATATTCCTCGCGCGACCAGGCCGTCCTGGCCGCGGGCCAGGGCGTCGTCGTCACCGGCACGCCGCTCGGTCTGCGCACCGCCGACAGCAAATACGTGATCATGGCGGCCGGCACGACCGACGGATCACAGACCTTCGACGGTATCCTGTTCAACCAGGCCGTCGACACGAGCCTCGGCGACCAGACGGTCGTGGTGGTCGATGGCGATGCCACGGTGATGCACCAGGGTCTCGTCTGGGGCCCGACCATCAACACGCCCGCGCTTCGTGCCGCCGCTGTCGCCCAGATGGCGGCCAAGAACATCAAGGATCGGCAGGGAGCCTGAGGTCCCGCCGGCCCCGTGCCGGCTCTTAAGTCTCTCCGTCGGGCGGATGTGCCGCCGTCTTTCCGTCCATCAAGGGCTGCCTCCGGGCGGCCCTTTTCTTTGAGGGCCCGTCGCCGTGCCGAACATCATCCTCGACATCTTTAACGACGCGGCGTTCGGCGCCACGGCGCTGACCGACAACGTCAACATCGTGCCCAACATGTACGGCCGTATCAACCAGCTCGGCCTGTTCAAGCCGGAGCCGATCCCGACCACGTCGGTCGCGATCGAGATCGACAACGGTGTGCTGAACCTCCTGCCGACCCGGCAGCGCGGCGCGCCGCCGACCTTCGGCACGGCCGAGAAGCGCCACCTCAAGAGCTTCATCGTGCCGCATATTCCGCACGACGACTCGGTCCTGACCTCCGACGTGCAGAACATGTTCGCCTGGACCCAGGGCTTGGCGCAGCGCACCCTCGAGACGGTGATCGGTTACGCCAACCGCAAGCTCATCAGCATGCGGCGCAAGCATGCCATCACGCTCGAGAACCTGCGCATGGGTGCCATCCGCGGCATCATCCTCGACGCCGACGGCAGCGTACTGCTGAACCTCTTCACCGAATTCGGCGTGCCCCAGCAGGCCTTCGACTTCCAGCTTGGTACGGCGTCGACCGACGTCGGCACCGTGGTCCGCACCGTGAAGGGCTACATGGAAGACAACCTCATGGGCGAGACCATGACGAGTGTCGGCGCCGTCGCGTCCCCGAGCTGGTTCGCACGCTTCGTCAGCCATTCCAGCGTGCGCGACGCCTACAAATTCTTCACCGCGACGCAGAACCCGCTCCGCGACGATGTGCGCCGCGGGTTCCCCTTCCAGGGTGTGGAGTTCGAGGAATACCGCGGCTACGCCACCTACCTCAACGAGGACAAGACCACCACGAAGACGCTGTTCGTGCCCGACGGCGACGTGCGCTTCTTCCCGATGGGGACCACCGAGACCTTCTCCAACTACTGGTCGCCGCCGGACTTCATCTACGAGGAGAACAAGGCGCCCGCCATCACCTCGGAAGTGTTCGTCGCCCCGCTGGAGCCCAAGCGATTCGGCAAGGGCGTGGACATCCACACCGAATCGAACCCCCTGCCGATCTGCAAGCGCCCCGCGCTGCTGGTCCGCGGGTACTCCAGCACCTAGCCACCGACGAGCCTACTTACTTCCGTGGTCTGACCGCCTGGCCAGACTGTGTCTGTACCTGAGGGAGCGCCGCCATGTCGATGAAGCTGAGCAAGAAGGGCGAGGCGCCCAAGCCGGACGATGCCGAGGCGATCGCGGCCGTGCCGTTCTTCCCTTGGGACCACGCCCTCAAGACGCTCGGGACCGGCGACTACGATGTCGTCGGTAATCCACGAGACGGCCGCGGTCCGGACCAGCCCGGCGCGCAGTCACCTGCGCCGGGCACCGATCCAGTCGAGGGGAAAGAAAGCGCGCCCGACGGTCAGGTCCTGACCAACCTGACCAAGGTTTCGGCCACCGCCAAGGTCGACGCCGGCCTGCCCGCCTCACCTGCTCCGGCCAAGAACGACGCGCCGGCGCCGCCCAAGGTCGCGGCTCCGGCCACCAATTAGGTCGACGCGGGCACGCCCGTGAACGCTTTCGCTTCGGCCTTTGGCGCCTTGCAGCCGGCCTTCGACGCCGCTTTCGGCGAGCCCGTGCTGATCGAGCCGCAGGTCGTGACGGCGCGCCGCAACCGCTATGTCGCAGGCGGCGCCGATCCGGCCAGGCAGCCGCGCCAGGTCACCGGCATCTTCCGCGGCCAGACCGTGGCCGACCGCGTGCAGAGCGGCGCCACCAACAGCGAGACCGCCGACGTGCTGGCCCAGCAGACCACGGTGGACTTCGCCGCGGCGCTGTTCGACGACACCACCATGCCCCAGGAGGGGTGGGTCGTGGTGCTGACCTCCCGTCCCGGCCAGCCCCGCTGGCGCATCGCGGCCGTGAAGCCGGACTTCGTGGCCAGGATCGTCTGCTCCCTGACCTTCCTGGACAACAGTGCATGAGCCTCGCCTCCTTCGCGGTGCGGCTCATCCGCCCGCCTGTCTCCCTGGCTGACCCATGAGCCTCGCCTCCTTCGCGGTGCGGATCTGCACGGTCGAGGCGCTCCGTGGCCAGACCTTCGCGGGCGATTCCATCGAGGACAGCCCGATCGACCCGATCGCGCTCGCCGTCACGGCGGCGTCGCCCGTCATCGCTGTGTTCTCGGACGGCGAGGCCCTGCAGCCGGCCGGCACGTCGTTCCTGGCGAGCCGCGACGACGGAAGGGGCCACACCGTCGACCTCACAATGCACGTCTTCCTGCCCACGGATCCTGTAATTCGGGTCGACGGCCAGGCCCCGATCGCGCTGGAGGGCCGCGAATCCGGCGCCGCCGTTGCGGTCGACCTCATCCACCGCCAGATCGAGCGGGCGCTGGGCCTCAACGACGGCGTCTGGGCGGACCTGTGGCGCCGCGCCGTGATCGGCATCGTGTCGATCGAGGCCAAGGCCTACGTCCTGCAGACCGACAAGGGCGTGCGCCTGCCGGCCCGCGAGATCCTGCTGCGGCTCGACGTGCTCGACAGCCCCGAGTTCGGCGACGGAGCGAGCGACTTCTGGCCCGACTTCGTCGCTGCCATGGAGGGGTCCGACGACCTCGCGCCCCTGGCCGCCGTGGTGGCCGGGGCGATCCGGGGCGACGCGCTGCCGTCCTGGCGGGACACGCAGGCGCTGCTCGGCCTGCGCGACCGCGACATGCAGGCCATCGGCCTCGGGCCGATCGGCGGCACCCAGGCCGACGACGTCGTGCCGATGGCGTCGGCCGCTCTCGACGACACCGCGGAGGGCGCGCCCGACCCGGTCTATTCCGTCACCTCGAGCGGCACGCCGTGAGCGACGACCACGGCGACCACATCGGGCAGCTCTACGACCGCATCGCCCAGCTGGAGGGACGGCTGGAGCGCATGTTCCGGCCCGGCACCGTGACCGACGTCGACGTCTCCGATCCGTCGAAGCCGCGCGCCCGCATCGGCGTCGGAGTCGACGATCAAGGCCAGCCCGTCAAGGGACCGTCGGTGCCGTTCTCGACCTTCGCGGGCGCCCGCAATGTCCATTCGCCGGTCTCGGTCGGCCAGCAGATGATGCAGCTCGCGCCCGACGGCGACTTCGAGCAGGCCGTGCTGCTGCCCCTCGGCCATTCCGACCAGGTGAAGGCGCCCTCGACCGACCCCGGCACCTTCGTCGACGGCACCGGGGGCACCGACATCCGCTTCAAGGACGGCAAGCACCAGGTCAAGGCCGGCGACAAGGCGGCCCACCTCGTTACCGACAAGGGGCAGCGTCTCGCGGTCGAGGACATCTCCAAGCTGGTCATCAAGATCGGCAACCAGGCCTTCATGCTCAAGATGAGCGCGCTGCAGCCGACCCAGGACCTCGACGACTTCTGAAGCGAGCAGAGCATGAAACGAAGCGACCTCCCGGACGTGGCGTTCACGATCACGCCCTCCGGGAGCGTGCAGCCTTTATTCCGCGGCCGGGGTGTCGGCGTCGTGTTGCAGGCTGAGGTGAAGCCCGGTGGACCCGACCACTCTTTCACGCATGTTCTTGAGCTGAAGTTAGGTCTGCGCAGCGGCGAGCCAGTCCCCTGGGGAACGCTGGTCGACATCGTGAATCGGGAACTGGCCGATGGAAGCTATCCTACCCTGCTGAAGGGCTGAACCGTTGCCCTCGACCGGGATCGACCGCCGCACCGGCAAGCTGCTGCGGGGGTGGCCTCATGTCCTGCAATCGCTCGAGGTGATCTTCACAACCCGCATCGGCGAGCGCGTCATGCGCCGCACCTTCGGGTCCAACGTCCCCGCAATCCTCGGCCGCGAGAACATCGTCACCTCGGCGATCGCCCGCTTCTTCACCGCCATCGTGGTGGCGATCGAGCTGTGGGAGCCGCGCTTTCGTGTGATCCGCATCATCTTCCCGCCGGCCGAAAACACGCCCGACGCCAACCGGACAGGACGAATCGGCCTGCGCATCATCGGCCAGTACCGGCCGAATGCCCTGCAAGGCGACTTCACGGTCGATAGCATCAGGGACTTCACCCTTTGACCGACCGTTTCCCGGATAACGCGCTCGACCTCAGCCTGCTGCCGCGCCCGGCCTCGATCGAAGCCATCAGCTTCGAGGCCATCCTGGACGCCCGCATGGCGGACCTCGTGGCCCGCTTCACGGCGGCGGCGATCACCTATGACGTGGGCATGCTGGAGACCGATCCAGCCAAGATCCTGCAGGAGGTCGACGCTTTCCGCGAAATGTTGGTGCGCCAGCGTATCGACGACGCGATCGACGCCACTTCGCTGGCCTACGCGGTCGGGACCGACCTCGACGTGCGGGCCGCAGACTTCGACACGCGCCGTGCCGCGGGCGAGCTCGACCCGTCGCTGCGCCGCCGCGCCCAACTCGCCTATGAGAACCTGTCGAAGGGCGGCTCCTACGGCGGCTACGAATATCAGGCCCGCGCCGTGTCGCCGGTCGAGATCGCCGATTGCGTCGTGTACGGCCACGAGATCGACGTCGTGCCGAAGGGCGAGGTCCGCATCGCGCTGCTCGGCACGAACAGCTCCGGCGTGGCCTCCGACGACCTGATAGGCCGCGTGGCGGCCCGCTTCGCCGGCCGGGGAGACCGCAAGGTCAACGACCGCGTGAATGTTGTGCCGGCCGACATCGCCGGCTATGCGATCGACGCCACGCTGGTGCTCCGCCGCGGCGCCCAGCCCCGGCCCGACCCGGCCCCGGTGCGCAACGCGCAATACGTCCAGGTGCTGGCCTATGCGGCGTCGCGCCGGGCTATCGGCGCCACCATCACTTACCCGGGCTTGGCGGCCGCCCTCGGGGGCGGTCAGAGCGCCTCCTACATCGCCGACGTCGAGATCCACAGCCCCTTCGCCGGCGTCGAGCCTATCGCCAGCGTTCCACCAATCGGCGGCGGCCCCTTCGAGGCGCCCGTCTGCACCGGCCTGACGCTCGACTATCGGGTGGAGGCATGACGGTGGCCACCGATCCCGGCGACGACGTCACCCTGCTGCCGGGTGCCCGCACCGACTGGGAGGTGGCGCAGTCCGCAACCTCGGCGCGCCTGCTCGGGATGGACGTCGACGCGATCCGCCGCGAGCGTCGCCCCGACCAATGCACGGTCGACTGGCTGCCGCTGCTCGGCTGGGAGCGCTCCGTGCATTTCTGGCGTGAGGGCGACGATGCGGGCAACCGCGCCCGCACGGGCTCGTCCTTCGATGATCACCTCGCCTACGGCTCGCCCGAGGCGCTCGAGGCCGAGATCGCCCAGGACGTCGGCCACGCCGGGAGGCTGCGCGAGTTCTTCGAGGTGCCCGGCGCCGAGTGGCCGGACTTCTTCTTCGACGTCGACCTCGACCAGGCGCAGCCCGCGACGTGGCCGACCCTCGACGCGGTGCTGACCTCGGCGATCCGCCGCAAGAACGTTCGCGACTGGCCGAACGTGCGGATGTTCGTTCCCTCGCGGGGGCCGTCCTACCTCGGCGCCTCCGGCAGTATCGGCGGCGTCATCCGCTCGACGCCGCTCGACACCACGCCGCGCTCGTCGGTCGGGGACTGGATCGCCGCCGTCGGCGCGCTGAGCGGGATCATCACGTCGAGGCCGTACAGCGCATGAGCAACCTCGTCACCAACCTCTACAAGCGGCGCGAGGCGGCCCGCGCGGCCGGCGGGCCGCCCATCGTCTTCACCACCTTCGCGTTCGGCGACGGCGGCGGCACCGCCGTGACGCCGTCCGTGGCCGGGACGGGGCTCATCGATGAGGTGTATCGCGGCACGGTCGCCGGGGTGCAGATCAACAGCGCCAACCCCTTCCAGATCGACATCTCGTGCCCGCTGCCCGCGGCCGACGCCAACGGCAACTGGGTCGGCCCATGGTACGCCCGCGAGCTGATGGTGCTCGACGCCGACGGTGGCCAGCTCGTCGCCGGCGCGTGCAGCTTCAACAAGTCGGCGCCGCCCTCCGGCGACCAGAGCCAATACACTTACGTCGTGTCGATCGTGGTGTCGGACACGAGCGCCGTGGTGGTGCAGAGCCCGGGCGGCGTGTTCGTGCTCCAGTCCGACCTGCAGGAGGTCCAGGCCAACATGGCCGACCTGCTCGCACTCCTGGTCTTCGAAGGGCGCGGCTGCCTCACGCTCGAAGCCCACACCCGCGCCGGCGACGAGCGCGCCTTCCTCACGCGGCGGCGTCTCGCCGCCGCCCACCTTTGATCCGGGAGGATCCCCATGGTCGACCTGACAGCCTCCCTCGACGCCGCGACCCAGCAGATCCTGGCGTTGCTGGCCCAGATCCGGTTCAGCAACGTCCGCGCCATCCAGGCGCAGGACATCGGCGCCGCCGACGCCTACGTCTTCGCGCCCATCCCGAACGTGACGGGCTACGGGGCCGACCTCGTGCTGGTGGCCGACATCGCGGCCCCCAACCTGACGACGACGCCGAAGCTCACCATCCAGGGCCTGGCGACCATCCCGATCCAGGCGGCCGACGGGTCCACCCCGGCGATCGGCGCCGTCGCTGGCAAGCGGCTGATCGGCTTCTCGAGCGTCGGCGGCGGCGGCTTCGTGGCACGGCTGCTCGGCCTTGCGCCGGCCGACTTCGCCAACAATCAGGCCGCCCAGCAGCAGTTCGCGCCCGTCAACCGCGTGAAGCGCTTCACCGCCTCCGGCTGGTACACCGTGCCCCCGGCCAACCAGCCCGACGGCACCACCACGATCGACGTCGACCTGCAGGCGCCCGGCGGCCCCGGCGGCTGCTCGGGCAACGGCACGGGCGGCGGCGTGGCCGGCAATATCGGCGCCGGCGGCGGTGGTGGCGGCGCGGGTTCGAGGACGATCACGGGCCTCGTCCCTGGGACCCAGTACTACGTGACGATCGGAGCACCCGGCCAGGGCGTCGCGAACGTCTCCGGCACGGCGGGTGGTACCACCAGCTTCGGGCCATTCATATCCGCGACCGGCGGCGGCGCCGGGGCGACCGGGAATTATACAGTGGGCGGCGGCGGCGCGGCCGGCACCGTCACGGGCGCTGACCGCGCGTGGTCCGGCGGCACCGGCGGCTTCGCGGGTTCGAACTCCTCGACCGTAACGACGTCGGATGTCTCTCGGGTCTACGGCCGCGGCGGCTGGAGCCGTTACGGCTTCGTCGACCTCGCGCAGACCGGCGCGACCGGCAACGGCTTCGGCGCCGGTGGCACGGGCGCGTCGGGCGGCTCGGGCCTCGCGGGCGGCAACGGCGCACCCGCCTTCGTGGATGTGAGGAACTGACATGAAAACCGCCTTCCGCGCCGTTTCCGGCATCGTCGTCGAGGTCGCGACGTATCCCGAGAATGCCAAGCTGTCGGACTGCTTCCACGCCGATCTTGGATTTGTGCCCCAGCCGGTCGACCAGTTCGGCAAGCCGGTCCCCGTCGCCGTCGGCATGACGTGGGACGGCCACGCGCTCTTGCCGGCCCCGGCGCTGCCGCCGCCCGCACCCCCGGTGCCGGACGTGATCTCGGACCGGCAGTGCTTTCAGCAGCTCGCCGCCATGGGCAAGATCTCGCAGGACGAGGCGATCGCGGCCGTCACGGTCGGGGCGCTGCCGAAGGCCGTTTCGGACGGCATCGCCGCCCTGCCGGCCGAGCAGCAATTCCCGGCCCGCATGCTGCTCTGCGGCGCCACCGAGTTCCACCGCCTCCACCCGATGGCGCTGGTCTTCCTGGCGTTCTTCGGCCTGGGCGAGCCGGACCGCGACCCGCTGTGGACCGCGGCCGCGGCGCTGTGAGCGCCGGGGCGCACCCTCGATCCTGACGGTGACCCATGGCGACGCGGATCCGGGACCTGCCGCTGGTCGGCAACACCATGACGGTCGGCACCAACGAAGATTGGCTCGACGGCCTCGGAGCCTGGCTCGACGCCGCCGGCGCCCCGATCCCGTTCGACGGCCTGGTGCTGAACTTCCAGATGCGGCCGCAGAATGATGCCTTCGCCGCGCCGCTGAACGCGTCCACGGCCACGGCGGTCTACGGCATGCCCGTGTCGGGGACCGTCTCGGTGTCCGGCAACGTGGCCGCGCTCTCGTTCTCTCGCGCCATCATGCTGCGGGTCGCGCCCGGCGCCTACGATGCCGAGCTGCAGGCGGTCGGCGACGGGCTGACGATCACGATCGGCCGCTACACCGTGACGGTGGTGGAGGGCGTGCTCCGGTGATCACCTCCGGCTTCACGATCCTGCGCCCCACCGCGCCGGGCGTCGCCCCGGGCACGGTTCTCCCGGCCGGACCGCAAGGCCCGGCCGGGGCGGCGTCCACCGTTCCGGGCCCGGCCGGTCCCACGGGTCCGCAGGGCGCCGCGGGTCCAATCGGGGCGGCGTCAACCGTTCCGGGGCCGCAAGGTCCGATCGGCCCGACGGGCGCCACCGGTGCGGTGGGCGCGGCCGGTGCGACCGGTGCGGCATCGACGGTCGCGGGTCCGACCGGACCTGTCGGACCTGCTGGCCCGACGGGGCCGCAAGGTGCCACCGGCGCGACGGGCGCCGCGTCGACGGTTGCGGGTCCGACCGGGCCGCAAGGCGCCACCGGCGCGACGGGCGCCGCATCGACGGTCGCAGGTCCAACCGGTCCGGTCGGCCCGACGGGTCCAACGGGCGCGACGGGAGCCGCTTCGACGGTCGCCGGGCCTGCCGGGCCGACGGGCGCTACGGGGCCTGCCGGCGCCACCGGGCCGACCGGGGCCGCGTCCACCGTCGCGGGTCCGACCGGAGCCACCGGGCCGGCCGGCGCCACGGGTGCGACAGGTCCCGCGGGTCCGACGGGCGCCACCGGCGCGGCCGGCGTCGTCAACGACTATCCGATGCAGGGGCGGCTCACGCTCGTCTCGGGCACGCCCGAGATGTCGGCCGCGGTCGCGCAGGGAACGGTCTATTACACGCCCGCCACCGGCCGCTACGTCAGCCTGTGGAACGGCAGCGACTTCGCCGCGACCGCCTTTGCCGAGGTCGGCCAGGCCCTGTCCGACGCGACGAAGAGCCCGGCGGCGGCCGTCGCGGGTGCGGTCTACGACCTGTTCGGATGGCTCGACGGATCGGCGGTCCGCGTCACCCGCGGCCCCGCCTGGACGGCGGGCGCCCCGGTGGGCAGCAACACGGCGCGTGGCTCCGGCGCGGGTTCGACGGCGCTCACCCGCGTCAACGGCGTCCTCGTCAATGCGGTCACCATCACCAACGGCCCGGCAGCGGGCTACGGCACCTATCTCGGCACGATCGCGACGGACGCGGGCGCCGCGACGGTCAGCTTCAACACCGGGACGGCTGCGGCTGGCGGCGGAGCCGCCATCATCGGCGTCTGGAACAATTTCAATCGCGTCTCGACTGGCGGCGCCGTGCGCGATACGACATCGTCCTGGACCTATGCCGCGGCGGCGACGTGGCGCGCCGCCAACGGCTCGGCCACGGCGCGCGTCACCTTCGTGACGGGGCAGCCCGACGATGTGTGGACCTTCAGCTACGACGCGATTACGACGGCTTCGTCCTCCGGCTACGCCGCCACGGGCCTCGGGCTCGACACCACGGCAGCTTTCGCCGGTACGACCGGCTACAGCGTCGCAAACTCCACTGTGCAGACCCACGCCGATGCTTCCGCGCAGGTATCCGGTCAGCACTTCATGTCGGCGATCGAATTCACCAACGCGGGAACGATGACGGGATTTGGCACCTCGGGTGCCGGAGCGTCGATCCTGTCGGGCCTCGTGTGGTCCGGGAGGTATTGATGAACGTCACCGCCCTTCATGACGCCTTGGCGGCCGTCTGCCCGATCGCCGGCGTTTCTGGCCCGATCTTGCCGCCGTCGCCCTGGACGACATACCCGGCCGCCGACGGCTTGCAGTGGCGCATCGACTTCGACGCGTCCGCGACCGCCGCTCAGCAACAAGCCGGCATCGCGGCTCTGGCCGCCTATGCCAACACGCCGCCGGTTCCCACCGTCACGGGCCGGCAGGTCAAGGATCAGGTGAAGGCGGCCGGCGCCAGCGCGGCCGTCGTGGCCTTCCTGGCCAAGGCGGGCCAGTCCGGCGGCGCCAAGCCCGACGACTATCTCTACTGGCTCGGCATCGCGCTCGACACGCCGATCCCGGTCGACAACCCGAAGGTCGGCCGCATCCTCTTCGGCAGCGGGGTCGGCGACGTGCCCGGCTTCATGGCGGCGGCGGCGCTCCTCCCGGCCTGACCTTCCGTCCCGCGCCGTGGCGGTCCCGTAAAGCACCCCTCAGCCACCCGCTCGGACCGCCTTTGCGCGGTACCTTTCCGTCCGCCAGTGGCGGCGCCTCCGCTCGGAGTAAGAGATCATGACGTCGCCCAATTATGGCTTCATCTTCAACCAGCTCGACACCGACACCATCCCGCCGGTGCTCAGCGACTTCTCGGTACTGGGCATCGTGCTGCCCAGCGATGACGCACTGTCCAGCGTGTTCCCGCTGAACATCCCCGTGGACATCAACACGGGCGACACCGCGACGTTGGCCGCCATGGGGACGGGACCGCTTTACCAGAGCGTGCTGCGGATCAACAACCAACTCGCCGACCTCCAGCGCTCGGCCCGGGCGGTGGTGGTGCGCGTGCCGACCGCCAGAAACCCCGGCGGCACCGAGAACATCGACGGCACCATCGCGAACATCGTCGGCGATCCGGCGGCCGGCACCGGCATCTACGCGCTGCTGAGGGCCCCGTCCTTGCTCGGCGTCACGCCGCGGGTGGTCGGTGCGCCCGGCTACACCGGCAAGGTGTATTTCGGGGTGACGGCGCCGGTCATCACCAATCCGGGCAACAACTACAGCCATCCTGTGGTGTCGTTCAATCCGCTGGGCGCCACCGCCACCGCGACCGTCGGCAACGCCGGCGTCACCGCGACCGCGCATGCCACGCTCGGCAGCGGCGCCTCGGCCGGCACGATCGCGGGCATCGCGGTCGACAGCGGCGGCCAGGATTATGGCGCGGCACCGGCCGTCACCTTCTCGGGCGGCGGAGGCACTGGGGCTGCGGCCCATGCGGTGCTCGGCGCCAACGGCCAGGTGTCGTCGATCGTGGTGGACAATCCCGGCACGGGCTACACGTCGGCCCCTGCCGTGGCGGTCGCGGCGCCGGCCGGCGGCCAGATCACTGCCATCGCGCTGACCAACCCGGGCGAATATTCGCCCGGCACGGCCGTCACGGTCACGATCGCCGACAGCAACGGCGGGACGGGCACCGGCGCGGCCGCCACGATCACGCTGGAGATGCTGCAGAACCCGGTCTGTGCGGCGCTGCCCGCGGTGCTGAACGCGCTGCTGGCGCACGCCCCGGTCGGCGGCCCCGGCACCACCAAGGCCGACGCCATCGCCTGGCGCGGCACGCTCTCCTCGCAGCGCCTGGTGCCGGTCGACAATTGGGAGATCGTGCCGGCCGGGGCAGGGGACGCCTACATGGACGGCGCCGCCACCGTGATGGGCACCGCGGTGCGGGTCGATTTCCAGCACGGCGGCTACCCGTTCTGGAGCTGGGCCAACCAGCCCGTGCAGGGCATCCTCGGCCTCAAGCGGGTCGACGCTCTGAGCCTGCTCGATGGCGCCACCGACGGCCAGGAACTGCTGGCCGTGGGGGTCGGGGTCACGGCGCGTGGCGACCTCAGCGACACCTCGGTGGCCGACTCGGGCTGGATCCTGGTGTGCTACCAGAACGCCGCCACCGACCCGCGCTACAATCTCTTGAACAAGACGCGCGGCCGCGATTTCACCAACCTCGCCCTGATCAAGTCGATCCGGCTCCGGCTCGGCAAGGACAACATCACGCCGCACGACGTGCAGGCCGTGCTGAACGACATGACGGCCATCATGTCGGACCTGAAGTCGCGCGAATGCGTGATCGGCTTCGTGATCGGCTTCTCGGCCGACGCCAACACGCCCGACAACCTCAGGGCCGGCCGCTTCCGTGTCTACGACAATTCGGAGGAGCCCGCGCCGATCCTGCAGGTCACCATCGACCGCGCGCTCGATCGCGACGCCCTGGTCACCGAGCTGGCCCAGATCGCCTCTGGCTCGAACTCCGCTACGGGCTGACCTTGCTCCTCCCCCTCGAGAGAGGGGGAGGGGGACCACGCGCAACGTGGTGGAGGGGGCGAACACGCCACTCCAGCCTTTCCCGTCCCTCACATCCCGCACGCGGCTTGGCCACGGCGGAAGGATGATCCGCCATGTCCTACCTTTACGTCCAGGAGGCCGCCAACCTGTTCGTGGGCGACCGGGGTCCCGACAACTCCAAGCACCTCGTGCTCGAGAACCACAAGCTGCCCGACCTCGAGGAGATCACGCAGGACCATCACGCCGGCGGCGCCATCGCGGCCATCGACGTCGGCGGCCTCGGCATCAAGGCGCTGACCAGCACGTTCAAGCTCAAGGGCCACGACCCCCAGACCCTGAGCCAGTTCGGCATCGGCGGCCGCACCGCGTTTCCCTTCACGTCTTACGGCCTGATCCGCAACAAGAACGGCGGCGCCGCCATCCAGTCCAAGGCCGTGATGTGGGGAAGGCTCACCAAGATCGCGACCGAGCAGCACAAGCGCGGCGAGATGATGGGCCACGACCACGAGATCAAGGAGATCCTGCGCTACGCGCTCTATTTCGGCACGCAGGAGAAGATCTACTGGGACTTCTTCGCCTCGATCTGGCGCGTCGACGGCGCCGTGCAGAACCAGGACATGCTGACCGCCCTGGCGATCGCGTAGGGGCCTGAGGGCTAGGCCGCCCGTAGCGGCCACAGGCTCAGTTTGGCAATCCGGGATCGTCGACGCAATATGGATCGCTGTAAGCGTCGTCGGCGCCTATCCAGGACGGGCGCTGGCCGCAGATGTCGATGGGCGGCTTGCATTTGTCGCAAGAAAACGCGCCATAGCTGTTGACGATGACGTCCCCTTGGACATCTACAGGCAGTAGGCTCAGGCCGAAGTTGCCGTCTCGGTGATATTCCAAGAGCATGTAACCTGGAAAAGTAGACCCTGAGTCGCTAATCCAGTGAAAACCTACCTGATCCGGTGCTGCCCGCTCTGTGATCTTTCCCTTTGAGCCTGCCAGCCTCTGGACATCCTCCAGCGTTCGAGCGGTCCGCAGCTTTTTTGCAAACGCGAGCGTAAACGGCACGGTCGTACGCTCCTCGTCAGGATCGGCCAAATCCCACCGGTCAGCCATGGCCGTTTTCGCGGTTTGCGAGTGCTCCGGCGGACTGTCCGCGGTTGTGGGGTGGCTACCGATCCATATTGCCCAGACGATCACGCCGGCGACGCCCACCACGCAGAGCTGAATGTAGAGCTTCACGGCGCGACCAACGACTTGGTCGACCTTGGCCACGGTCCGTCTGGGCAGCACCCAGCCCATCACGATCCTGACAGCACCCAACACAACCAAAGCGGCTAGGCCGAGCACCAGGATGACGCCGAACATTCGAACCTCCTTCGAAGGACTGCAACCTATGCCCGACATCGCTCCCGGTGCAACCGCCGCTCTCGGACCCGACGGCTTCCCGCTGAACCCGATCAGCGTCGGGGCGGCTGCGCCTTCCGCTCCGCCCGTCGCGGCAGCGCCGGTCCCGGCCGCTCCGGCCGTCCCCGAACCCGCTGCACCGCCCGTTACGCGTTTTCTCAACGATCGGTCGCGCGTCAAGACGGTTGCCCTCGACTGGCCCGTCGAGGTCGACGGCGTCGCCTATCGCGAGGTCGTGGTGCGCCGCCTCACAGCCGGCGAGGTCGGGGCCTTCGTCGACAGGGTGCGGGCGTCGGGATCCGGCGCGGAGGTCCGCTTCCCACTGTTCTACGACGCGGCCGGCACCCCCATCCCGGACAGGGCGTGGGACGCCTTCGACAGCGACGACGCCGACAAGCTGGTCGAGGCCGGCGACGATTTTTTGCCCGCACGCTTCCGGACCGTGAGGACGGCGGACGCCTCGGGCCCGGGCAATGCCGCTACTACCGGGCCTTCGTCGCCCACGTCACAGGCTACGGCCTCGACGAGCTGAACCGCCTCTACTGGGACCAGTTCCTGGCCGAGGTCGAGACCGCCATGCGGCTGCGCGACGACCTGGGAATCTGAGGGACCTGAGGACATGAGCCTTTGACCAACGTCGTCTCGACGCTGCAACTGAGGCTGATCGACGACGTTTCGATCAACGCCAACAAGGTGGCGGCCGCGATCCACCAGGACGCCAAGCGGGTCGCGGAGCTGCAGGCGGCGCTCAAGGGCTCCGGCGTCTCCGACAGCCTGAAGACCTCGCTCTCGAAAATTGGTGCGTCCAAGACCCACATCGAGGGCGTGACGCGCGCCTGGGGCGATTTCGTCAAGCAGGAGGGGATCGCCGGCAAGGCCACGGCCGACCTCACGCGCGACAAGATCAACGCCGTCCGCTCCTGGGAATCCGTCACCAAGGCCTCGGTCAAGGCCATCATCGGCGAGGAAAGGTCGCTCACCGATGCGACCCGCCGCGAGGCTCTGGCGCGCGAGAACGCGATGCGCCAGGAGGAGGCCGCGCTTAGGCGCAAGGTCGAGCAGGAAGCGGCGTTGATGAAGCGCCTGCGCGAGCAGGAACGCCACGCGCAGGACCGGCAGGGTTTTCGGCACTACGTGGCAGGCTCGGTCGCTATGGCGGTGTCGACGCACGGCGTCGTGTCGGGAACCGAGAAGGTGCTCGAGAAGGGCGCCGAGCTGCAGCATGTGCGCGTCGGCATGGAGAACGCCGGCATCACCCCGGCCGAGATCGTCCGCATCCAGGACCAGGCGCTGAAGCTCTCGGCCCGGGTCGGCAACGAGTCGCAGACGAGCATCATCGAACTCGCCAAGGAGGTCCGCTCGGTGATGGCCGATCCGGCCGAGATGTCCAAGGTGCTCGAGCCGATCACCGCCGCGAAGTCGATACTCGACGCACTGGACACCACAGGGCAGTCGAGTGCCGGCATCGGGCAGCTCGTCAAGGCGGGCGAGCTGCTAGGCGCTGGCCAGAGCCCGGAACGTATGAAGGAGCTGATCGACGGCTGGACGCGCGTGATGCAGGTCCAGGGCAAGACGATCTCGCCCGACCAGATCTACGAGTTCGCCAAATACAGCAAGGCGGCGGGGGCGCAACTGTCCGACCGCTTCCTGATGACCACGGGGCCGTCGGTCGTGCAGGAGCTCGGCGGATCGACGACCGGCAACGACATCGCCCAGATGAGCCGGCAGCTGACCAGCGGGTTCCAGAACCGGCACGTGGCGTTGAAGGAGATGGCACGGATCGGCATGGTCGACCCAAACGCCATCGACTACCTCAACACCGGCGAAGCCAAGGGACTGAAGCCGGGAACCTCGAAAGTGGTCCAGGGGGAGAGCCTGTTCCACACCGATCCCGACAAGTGGGTCTACGAGGTCCTCATGCCGCACATGGAAGCGGCCGGCATGAAGGACCGTGAGAGCCAGCTCAGCTTCGTGCAGAAGACCTTCACCGGGACCTCCGCCGATTTCATCTCCAAGCTGATCACGCAGAGGCAATCCTTCGACACCCACGCCGGTCTGTACCAGACGGCGCTCGGGTTGAAGGCGGTCGACAACAACGCCAAGGACGCCACGGTCGGGCTGAACAGTCTCACGACATCGATCGGCAACCTGTCGGCGCAGGTCTCGGCGCCCCTCATGGACACGATCGGACGGCGCCTGAACGGCCTGGCCGGGTGGATCAACTATCTGGCCGAGACCGCTAAGGACCATCCGGTTGCGGCACCGGTTCTCGGCACCACGGCCGCGGCCGTCGCGGCCGGGGCGGCCGGGTGGATGAGCATGAAGGTCTGGAACGGCTTCGGGCTAGGCACTGCCGCCACGGAGCTGACGGGCTCCGCCGGCGCTATCGACGCCGCAGCAGCGAGGCTCGGGGCCACCGGCGTCGCGGGCGGGGGCGGCACGGTCCTGGAAGCCGCCAAGAAGGCAGCGCCCGCCTTGCCGGCCCTGGGTGCCGGTGCGCTCGCCGGCGTCGGCGCCG